TTCGGTTCGTAGGGAATCGGCATTTTCATCAGCAAATCAGCCATAGTTTCTTTTTGTTTTTTTCTGTTTTATTCTCTTATAAATATATCACAAAAGAAAAATCTATTTACTTTTGTTTTTTTTTCAAAATATTTGTACTAGTCTTCATTACTAGTTCCTTGAAATTTTCTTTTTTCACCAGTTTTAGTAGTATACATTTTTAAAGATTTTTCTTCCTCATCTGATAATTTATTCATCATTGCTTGTAAATTTCTTTCGTCATCATCTGAAAAACCTATTTGTGGAATGAAAGAGTTGGATACATCGTCAATCATTTCTACGTCTTGTTGTAAAATTTTTGCTTGTTGTCTAACATAAGATATAAATTTTCTCATCGCTTTAACTTTACCATCTTCAGGATTAGTCGCACTACCCTCACCATGTGTGACAGGATAAAACTGACACATTTCCAAATATAAATTTATAAGTGTATTATCATCCAATTTTTCAGTTGGGAGTCCTTTAACTTTGTTACGATATTTTTTTAAATTTTTAACCAATTCACTTTTAGAGATACCATCAATTTCACCTTCAATTAATTGTTTAACCGCTTTTTTTAAAGTATTAGGATGATGACCTCTCGCAGTAATAATTGAAAAAATAGACCCTCCATTTATTGCTTCCACAAAATCACTCCATGCCGGACCTTTTCTTGCCATCATACAACCTATTAAAAACTCTTCGTCACCTTTTTCTCCAAAATATCTAAATGGGTCTTCTGAAAATCCTACAATTGTATTACCATTATATTCAAAATCTTCTTTACCTATTAATGTACGATATTTTGCAAAATCATGGGTCCCCATTCCAACCTCTTTACCTTCTTTATCTTTTAAAATAATCTTAGTTGGCATATACATGATATTATCATCCCAATCAAATGCGTAGTATTTTAAATCAGGAGTACCTTCTTTTGTGAAACCTTCAAAAATTTTTTTCATATCTTATAAATATTGGTTAAAATAAAAAAACCCCCACATTACTGTGAGGGTCTTTTTAACTATCATTTTTTTAGATGTTCTCAAAAGACGCACCTGTCGGTGTGATTAAGAACTCAATGTCGATAAATTCTAACGCCTTAGTAGGTTTAATATAGATTTTACCAATCATTTGATTTCTATCTAAATCTTCAGGTGTGTTTTGAACTGTCACTCTGAAATCGTATAGACCTCTGTCTCTTCTAATTGAATCTAAGATAGGGTTAACCGCATCTAAGAATTGTTGTCTAACCACCGCATCGTTTTGTTCAAACAATAACCTTACAGCCACTGCTGAAATCAACTTACGAGCTTGTAATAACAATCTTCTTACATTAATTCTATCTAAAGCAGATTCTCTAATTTGAAGAGTCTTATTACCCCAAATCACTGTTCCAACATCGTTGAAAGTTGCAATTGGGTTAATTCTTCCCTTGTAAAGAGTGTCTCTATCTTCTTGAGTTAACTTTTTACGTGCTTTAATTGCATTTACCAAACCTCTTGTGTAACCCGCGGCTGCGAACCATGGGAACGCAATGTTATCAGTTAAAGCTAAGTTTCTTGTTACCTCGGCAGTTGCTGGAAGATAAATTTGTGTGTTATTAACTGTATCACGAGTCAACACCCAAGGATAGTAAGTTGCCGTATAATTTGAATCGATACCTGAAGTTTCTAAAATGTCAACAACCTCTTGTGGGTAATATAAATTATCCATAGATGTTGATGGTTGTAACAAATTGAAGTCAGGAATGGTTGTGATATAAATTGAATCCGCTCTATCGTTTTCAATCATATCAATTGCTGATTCTACAAGATTACTGTTGTTATCAATGTCAATACCAGGTGTCACAAACACATTTATATTAACCGCCTCAGGATTTGAGAAAGTTTGTTGTCCTAACAAATATGCGTAGTAATCGGTATTTGCCCAATCGACACTATTTTCACCTACAGTAATTTGTTTAAACATTCCTGTTCCAGTTGCTAAAGGATATGTTGTAGAAACACACGCTCCTGCCAAATAACCACTTCTACCTAATACAAATCTGTCAGAATTAGTTCTTCTTTCAGTATAGATATCCCATCCATCAAATCCACCTTGTAATACCATAGTGAATTTACGTGAAAATAATCTGTAGTAAGGGTTAGTTTCTGATGTAGGTTCACTATTAAATGATGCAACACCACAATCAAACGCCTGATTTCCTGAAGTAACTAAACCACCATAATTAGGATTTAACTGTGATATTGTAATAGCAGTTGCTCCACTGTCCATATGGAAACCTTTAGAAAGATAAGCCCAATCTGAACCTGTTGTCGCATCACAGAAATCACTAACAGGATTTTGTTTTCCCTTATAGATTAATAATGATTCGTCAACTCCAAATTGACTTGAGAACCCTAAGTAACTTCTTCTTACATTGTCACCTGAACTTTGAGTATCATTGTTTGTACCTGCAGAGTTTCCAAAAGGAGGGTCATAAATAGTCTCACCAGGAATGTAATATTTAGTCTTATAAACTGGATATGCCGGTGTAGCTGAAGGGTACTCTCTATTAATATAACCTTCAAAACCACATGGTAATGCATCTATCGGTGCGTCAACATTAACTTCTAACATTACATATTTAGAATTCAATTGGAACTCCCCATCAGATGTACCGATTTTTTTAGCGATATAGTTGTTTAATCCTGGGTCCATACTACAATTTGAGAATTTCTCAACAACTACAGGATTACTGTCAGTGTCGTAGAAATCTCTAACAATCACATCAAAAGTACCATTAGTAAATGAAATGTTTGCAATTGTTACTTTAACTTGAGTATTTGAATTATTACCATCGGCAATTGTGAAGAATTTAAACAATTCGTATACTTTATTACCACGTAATTCAGAAACAACCCAAGGAGACTCAGCACTTTGGTACTGTTCTAAATACCAACCTAATGAATCTGCGGTTAAATCTCTTGCTTTAGATGTTGTATCTAATGTACAATTTAATCCTCGAATATACCCTTTGTTATATGCATAATTTAATAAAGTAGAGTAAGTCTCCTCCACAAATAATGGGAAAGTTGTTCTAGGTTTACCAAAGTTTGATACCCCAAGCACTTTTGAAATATAATTTGGACTTGTCTCTAAAAGATTAACTTCATAAGTGAAATTAGTATTTTCTATTGTAACTCCAGTTAACAAGAAAGTTGTGAACGGATTTTTAGTTACTCCTGAATAAGCTCCTGAACAAACCATACTTAATCCTGTTGTTGCAGATACTTGGTATACTGGACCCGCATCATTTGCATAATCTGCCAATCCTCTTGAACGAAGAGTTGTTACAACAATATTATTGTAATTTGAAAATGCAGTACCTGTAAGAGTAAAGTAAGTACCTGACATAATCCCTGAGAATGAACCTGCTGTACCCGTCATTGTAGTTACTGCAGCATTAAATGAATAACCTGTGTAAGTATTTCCTGTAGTTAAATCAAAATTTGAATAAAACCATGGGTCATTATTTGCATTACATGTAATTGCCGATAAACTAGTAACGCCAAATTCATTAGTTATCGCTGAATATGTATTAGCAAATGAAGTGTAACTAGAACCTAAATTAGTTCCCCACATACTTGCAGTATAAGCCGAAGACGCTGGGGTTCTCATAATACCTAATAACAATGCTTTAACATCATCTGAAATTGTTGATGTTCCACCATTAAAAGTTGTATAATTTTCAGTAAGGTTCGCGTTTATAACTGACGGGAAACTTGTTGTAAAACTAATCGTGTTTGTTGACGCAGTAGTACCTGTGAAATTAACAGTATATGTTGTTGGTGAGCCGTTGAATCCAACAGTACTACAATCAACATTAGCTACTGTGCTAATTGACCATGAAGGTCCCGCATCGTAACCTGATAACCCTAATACACGAGTTACAAAAAGTTGATTAGATTGTTGTAAGTAAGATTTTGCGATATACGCAGCTTCATACTTAGGTATTTGTGTGTTCACAAATTTTTCAGGTGTTGTCCCACCAAAGTAAAGTTGGAATTCATCATAGTTTGTGATGAAAATCGGTTCAAAGGCCGGACCTTTTACCGTTTCCCCAACAATACCTAAAGTAGTTACACCGACGTTTTGAGACACAAAACTCAAATCTCTTTCAGATGTGTATACACCTGGAGAAACGAAAACTGTGTTTGATTTAGCCATTTAATGTAAGTTTTTTTATAATTTATTTTTATATAAATACTTAGGGGAAATTCAAAAAACTTTACATATTTCAATCTATTTATATTTTGGTATGAATTTTTTCTACTTTTTTATCCTATGAAATTTAAAAACCTTAAAATATCAGAATATCATCACGATTTGTTAAAAAAACATTGTGAAAAGAATGGTTTAAAAATAAACAAATTTGTTGAAATGTTAATTAAAAAAAGTTGTTCAAATAAAAACGATATTTACGGAGAATAATTAAATTAATTCAATTCCAAGATTTATTGATGATGGTTCACTAAGAGTTAATTTTTGTACAATAATTTGTAAATTATCGCCATTATTAATTTGAATTAATCTTGTGTCTGACCCATAAAGTAATCCGTTTATATATACCATATAAGTAGTAACATTAATTAATGACTCAACAGTTAAGTTTGCAGTGTATTTCATCTGTTGAGAAGATGAATAGCTATTATTGTCAAAATTAAAAGTTAAATAATTTGAAGGTAATGGTTCTTGTTTAATTTTTTTAGATTTAACTTTTTTAGTGTCGGTCTCAATTAACTGTAACACTCTGTTAATTGCCGGTTTAACTTCAAATTCATCTTCATCAATTAAAAATCCCATTAATGTAAACCCATAACTTTGGATATAATATCTTCTCTTTTCAATATCCATAACCGACTCGTCAGAAATTTCATTCATTACAATTGGAATATAATGACCTTTAACATTTGTGTACGCTTGTCTTGAAGAAAATTTTTCAATAACTTTTTTATTGAACTTATTTAACTCTCTCATTCTATTACAAACTATTTTAACAGAGTATGTAATATCGACAGGAACTGGTTGTGGTATTGTGTAGACATCATACCCTTTTCGGTCCCCGTCCCATGTAGGAACTGCAGCATAATAATATTGTCTTCTATTTGGAATTGTCCATAGAAGAGAAGGTAACGAACCGTATTTTACTTCAGGATTTCTAATTGTTGTAATAAATGGTGGCTCAGGATTTTTGTCAAGATTTTGGAACTCCCACGTTTTTGTAAAATTCGCCCAATTCTGAGTTGTCATAATTATGTCAATAACAGGAATTTTTAGACCTTCAGATACTGTTTCTAAATCGTTTTTAACAAAATCTAAAAATCCTCTATCTAAATCTTCATGTAATATAGATTTTGGTAAAAACGTACCATGCTCATTAATCATATCGAGCATTTCTATTCTACGAGGTAATCCTTCTTTTTTAGGGATTAGATTAATATCTTTTTTTATTTTTTTTGGTAAACCCATTTTTTATAAACCGTTAAATTCGTTAGGTCCTACAGCAGATGCCATCATAGTTCTATAGAAAGGTTTGTAACCTGCATAAGTGTGTTTATTGTCGGAGGTAACCCTACCGTCATTATTTATTACATAGTATCTAACTCTATTTTCTTTTTCGTAATATCCAATGTAGTCTCCGTAATCTATATCAATACCAAGTTCGTCTAAATGTTTTTGGTAAACAGATATTCTCATATTACCTGGTTCAAATTGGTTAATTTTACTGTTACCAATATTTCTATTTTCAGGAGCCATGACCTGAACATAAGCTTTGAACTCAACGGGAGGAAAAAATTTAATGCCATTTTTTAAAGCCTCACCATATACATCGTCTAAATCAGTTTTTCTTTTATCAACTTTATATAATACTAAAGTGAAATTCATATCCCCCTCTAACCATTCTCTACCCATACCGACATCTAAACTAAAATCCTCGGCTCCAAAAAATTTTCCTAATCTTGTTATTGGTACATTTCTCTGTGACATATTGATAAATATCTTTATTTTGTTTATTATTAGAGATAATGGGAACTCAATAAATTGGAAAACAATTTACAAAATATTAGTATTGAACAAAAAGCTCTTGAGATTTTAGAAAATTATCAGGGGTCAAATAACTACATTCTAAAAATAAAAAAACAGTGTGAAGTTAATAAAAAACATATCCCAACAAGGTCTCAGTGTGAGTATGTTATAAATTATTTTAATACAACTCCAAAAGTTGCAAAAAAATGGGTTGATATCGATTCTTACTTTTCAAAAAAACTTGTTGAGGATAATCCTTTCATTAAAGAACCTGATAAAATTTACGTAGAAAAAATTTTAATTGATAAGGATAAGTCATACCATATATGGGGTAAGGTTCATAGTGGTGAAACTATTCATGACTTTTGGGTACCTAAAGCCGCTATAGTTAAACAATATAAGGAAAATGTGGTTGACGTAGATTATTCTAAATATAATAATCGACCACCTTTACCACATCAAAAAGAGGCAATTGAGAAATTATTAAAAAATGATAAATTCATTTTGGCCGATGACATGGGTCTAGGTAAAACAACAAGTACTGTTATCGCGTCTTTAGAAAGTGGTGCCAAAAAAGTTTTAATTATTTGTCCCGCTTCTTTAAAAATAAATTGGGAACGAGAAATTCGTAATTACACTGAAAAAAGTGTCTATATTTGTGAGGGTAAAAAATTTGAAGATTCAGATTATATCATTACAAATTATGATATTCTAAAAAACTTTCACGACCCAAAAGATAAAGAAAGTTCATTAATATTAAAATCCAATTTTGATTTAATTATTATTGATGAAGCACATTACGTTTCTAATGCCCAAGCTCAAAGAACCAAAATTATAATGGACTTAACCAAGAGTATTAACAAACTTTGGTTATTAACGGGTACACCGATGACATCAAGACCTATGAACTATTATAATCTTTTAAAATTAATTGATAGTCCTGTCAGTCAAAATTGGATGGCTTATGCTATAAGATATTGTAATGGGTATCAATTTAGAGTGGGAAATAAAAAAGTTTGGAATGTTACAGGTGCGTCAAATTTGGAAGAACTTAGAGAAAGAACTTCTCGTCAAATTTTAAGAAGATTAAAAACCGATGTTTTAGATTTACCTGAAAAGATTATGACACCTGTTTATTTAAAGTTAAAGTCCAGACTATATGAGGGACTGATGGGTGAATACTATGATTGGTATAATAATCGACAAGAAGAATCAAAATCACTTTCAATTCAGTTTACAAAATTAATGAAAGTAAGACAGGTAATTGCCGAAGAAAAAATACCAACGACTATTGAACTTGCTGAAAATATTTTAGAACAGGGTAAAAAAGTTATAATATTTAGTAATTTTACAGAACCTTTAAAAAAAATACACGAACATTTTGGTAAAAAATCAGTTTATTTAGATGGGTCAACTTCAAAACCTGCAAGACAAGATGCTGTAGATAAATTCCAATCTGATGATAAAGTTCAAGTTTTTTGTGGTAATATAAAAGCGGCAGGTGTTGGTTTGACATTAACCGCCGCGGAAGCATGTATTATGAATGATTTATCTTTTGTACCTGCCGACCATTCACAGGCCGAGGACAGAGCTTATAGATATGGTCAAAAAAATTCAGTATCCGTTTATTATCCAATTTTTGAAAACACAATTGAGGGTGTTATATATGACATATTGGATAGTAAGAAAAAAATAATAGGTACCGTAATGGGTGATGATGGTACGTCTGCAGATATTGTCGAACAAATACTTAACGAAATCAATAATAAGTAAGTATTTATTATTGATGAAATCACTTAATTTATTATCAGAATCTTTACAAAAAAAAATAACAGGAGAAGTAGTTTTACCTGAAACTAAGTATTTTATTAATGAAATGAGAACCATAGGTATTGATAAACTACCATATGGTTATGCGTCTCTACGTAGATTTATTGACCCTGAGACAATGAAGTTTCATTATCAAAAACATTATAAAGGGTACGTAAAAAAATTAAACTCAGCTCTTAGAAAAAAAGACTACGGTGACGTTGAGTTGGAAAATATTGTTAGAAAAATTTCAAAGTACAATACAATCATTAGAAATAACGCAGGAGGGGCATTTAACCACGCATTGTTTTGGAAAATGTTATCCCCATCCCCACAAAAACCTTTTGGTGAAGTTTTAGAAAAAATAAAAAAAGATTTTGGTTCTTACAGAGAATTTAAAGATAGATTTGAATCAGTTGCAAAAAATAGATTTGGGTCAGGATGGGTTTGGTTAGTAATTACAAAAAGTGGTAGGTTAAAAGTAATGTCAACTCAAAATCAAGATAACCCTTTAATGAATATATTTGATAGAGGAGGATTCCCAATATTGGGATTAGATTTATGGGAACACGCATATTATTTAAAGTATCAAAACAAAAGAGATGAGTACATTACAAATTTTTGGGATGCTATTAATTGGAAGTTCATAAATGAACTTTATTTATCTAAAACTAAAAAGTCAGATTGATATTTATAAATAAAAACTATGGCAGTAATCGCAGAACCACAAAGAAGTGATTTATATACTAAAGTTCGTCATGTACTTGGCGCACCTTTACGTTCTATTGAACTTGAAGACGAACAAATGGACACCCTATTAGAATTTGCAATAGGTGATTATTCACAATATGTTCAAAACTTTTTAATTGAATCTCAATGGGCTCAATTATGGGGATTAAATATGGATACAGAATCCTTATCAAGAGCATTTATAACTAAAAATTTTAATTTAGAACAGAGATACTCATACGCATATTCTAAAATTGTAGGTCTACAAGCTGGAGGTGATGAAGTATTAAAAAAGGATTATATACAATTAGTTAAAAACCAACAGGTATATGAAATTCCTGCGGGAAGAGAAATTAACGAATTACTTTGGTTTACTCCGTCCGAATTAACAAATATATTATTTGACCCATGGAGTTTTGGTGCTTTAGGTGGTTATGGTTTAGGAGGTCCTGCGGGATATTCTCAGATGGGGTACACAGGTTCCTATTTTATGATGCCGGCATTTGACATGTTATTAAGAATGCAAGAGATTAATATCCAAAGAAGAATCATTGCCGGAGATTTAACTTATAGAATAACAGCTTTACCTGAGGGTAAAAAGGCTATACATTTAATGCAAACACCAGGGGGTAGATTTGATTTTGGTAACTCAAGTTTAATGAAAGGTAAAGTTTGGTATTGGTATTACGATGTCGGACCAGCCGACAGAGACAAATGTCTAAAACAAAATCCTGATATCATACGACTACCTTCAGATGTACCACAAGATTCTATGTCTTGGGTTGACTTAAATAATCCGGCACAACAATGGGTTAGAAGATACTTTATTGCAAGTTGTAAAGAAACTTTATCTAAAGTTAGAGGAAAATATTCAGGTAACTTAAAGACACCTGATTCAGAACTAACTATGGATTATACTTCTTTAGCGACTGAAGGTAAAGATGAAAAACTAAAATTAATTGAAGAATTAATTGGGGCTGAAGGAATTTTAACAAGATTGAAACCTGAAAAAGTTATGGAAAGGGAGGCTTTAACGGCGGAAAACTTAAATAAACAAATGAAATTCAGAGCATTCCCAAGACAAATATATGTAATTTAATTTATGGGAACATTAAAAACACAACCTGAAAAAAGAATAATTAACGGAATTGAAAAATTAGTCTCAACAAAAGTAATTACAAGCGAACCCGAATATACCCCTAGTGGTGAATTTTTAGTTATAACCGCAGACTCTGACCAAGTACTTATCAGATTAAATTCGGATTTGTGTGACCATGTAATTATTAAAGCGTTAACTGAAACTAGAATTTTACCCGATAAATATAAAATAGACAGGGAGTTTGACGATATGATAATTGGGAAAGGGGCAAGTGTTGAATTATGTTTTGTATTCAACACTTGGTATATTATTTCATCTGATGGTGTTAAAGATTAATCTCACACCATTTCTTCCCACCCTTCTTCTGCAAATTCATAGATATACTCAGGGTCAATTCCTCGTTTTTCCCAATATATTTTTTCTTGTTCAGTAATTGTTAATAAATCCTCAATACTATCTTGGTCTTCAGGTTCAAATGGAACACCATTGATTAATTTACATTGTTCTTTTGTAAATAATCCACGTTTACTTGGGTCATCAACAATTAGATTATTTCTAACTTCTTCACCAAACACAATTAATAAAGGTTCAATACGTTTGTTAAATGTCACTACAGCTCTTGGGACATTGTATTCTCCCAACATATTTGGATTATTTTCAACTTCTGTTGGGTCTAAACGATAACAATTAAGTTTTACGTATGATTCAACCATTTCATTAGGTATTTTACCATACCCTTCCATCATATTATCCAAATCAGATTGTGTCCATCCCTTCTTAGGTCGGTTAACTTTTTGAACATCTCCGTGTGATGCTTTAATACCATTATTTACATAGAATATTACATCCCCCAAACTAACCGCAATACCATCTCTCATAGCCAATTCCATATGGGCCATACGTGACATTTCATTACCAGCTTTGGTTTTTTCTTTTGAACGTTTCTTATAATCATCAATAGATAATTTAACCTTTGCTCTTTGGGCTATCTTCATAAGTGGAATTTGTTTATTATAAATCTTTTCCAAGTATTCATAATACCACTCAACAAAATCTTGTCCATTACCTTCTAACAACATCTTAATTCCTTTATCCAAGAAATCCTCAATATACAAAGGTAGTTTCTTACTCTTGATTGAGTTACCTGTAAGTTTAATCTTTCCGTTGTGTTCCATTGTTGCATAGTTCTTACGAGCAATGTTCATACAGGATTTCCAAGTTCCATCACAGTCAAGACCCATAGCACCTTTCATAAACATATCGTTAAACTCAGCAACATCCGCATCATAACCCTTATATTCCTTACCTTCTTTAACCAACCAATTGTTACCCTTACCGATATAAGTTCTACCATCCACACCACCTTCAGGTAAAGAGAAGTTCATACCATCCGTATCACATACAAGTGGGGTGTAACCTCGTTTCATAAAGAAACGTAACATCTGACGTAAGTATTGTCGTCCTGTACAAGTAATCTGTTCACCCATATACATGTCACCCCAGTGATATACTTGTGGGGCGGACAATGCCCCGAACATTGAGTTAATGAAAATCTTAATCGGTAATTGTTTACGGTCATAAGATGTTGCTTGTTTTTTGTCAATATCCTGATATTCCTTTGCCAAGTTTTTATACTTAATACGAGTGTTACGGAAGTAATTTAACATTCCTTTCATCGCACCTGTAATATCACAGGTTGGGAATACATCGTGAACCAACTGAATTGATGGGTAAAGTGACGAAAAGTCAAGTTTCAATACATCGGTTGAAAATCCTACTTTAAGTAGTCGTGATAACCCTCCCACAAAATCTGTCTTTTCATTTTTAGCAGGAATTGCCAATTTATGTTTGTAAGACCACGCTCTCATTTGGATTTCCCACAATGTAGCCGTTCCCATAGTTGAAACCCTTTCGTATGTCGTTGGTACCAAAGACGCAAGTAGAAATGAGCCCTGATTGAATTCTTCATCCACTGTTAGAGTTTCCTCCAAGTCATCGTCAAGATATCTCTCAACCAAATCATCACCTGTTGTTTTAATATAAACGTTTGTGTGTTTTGAACAAGCTTCGTCAATTGTGGGGTCTATCCCCACTTTCTTATACTTACCATTTTGGATGTTCAACCAAAACTCTTCTTTCTTCGCATAGAACGGACCAATATCTGTATGGTCAATATAAACACGGTCAGGGGCTTCAGCTTTAATATATTGGGTTATATACTTCAAACCCGCAGATTTAATAGATGAGTTAATTGCTTGTGCTCTCCTAACTGCGTGTAATGTATCCACAACATTGTAACCCCACATTGAGGTTTGGTTAAACCTTTCAACCTCGTTTGCCAACTTCAACATACTTTCAGATTGTTTAATTGGATTAGCAGGATTTAAAGTTTTTGCAATCTTTTTAATATCCAACTTTAATGCTTTAGCTCTTTCAAATATCCAAAACCAGTCGAAGTTGAATCCATTGTAAGATGCGATAATACTTGGTTTTATTTCATCAATTGCATTGAAGAATCTGATGATTCCTTCTCTTTCTTGTTCTTCAGTTGAGCATTCAATAACTTCACGAAAACCTTTGTTGGTTTTCATTCCAATCATAAAGATACGACCGTCTTTAGGTTCCAATGCGGTCGTCTCCAAGTCAAATACAAACCTTGTGATACTATTGTAGTCATCAAACCCCTTGAACAATCGTTTTTCTTTTGTGACCAAAAACTGTTCAACAGGAGGTAAGATTAAAATTAATCCTTTTGTTTTTTCACCCCAAGGGTCAACACCTCCATCTCTAAAGAATTGGATAAGAGAACGGTATCCATTTAAAGATTTAACCATATAAGTTAGACCTCTTTCCAACCTATCATTACCATCTGTACGCAATTTTTCAATGACAATCTTATGTTTAGTCATTGCTTCTTTTTGTAATGCTTTCGAGGACTGGTAAAAATTTAATCCACGTAAATCACCAACCCATGCAAATGGGACAAACGTGTCTTTTTTAATTTGTTTTCCGTGGAGAGGGTGTTCTATAATTTTCCAAACACAATCTTTAACATAATCGTATTCGACACCGATTATATACTTTTCATCATCATTTCCTTGTAGGAAATTTTCAATTTCTTCGTTAGATATCATAAATTAAATTTTGGTATATTAGCTTCCGAATCGCAGGTCGGAGTTTACCTTGTTGTTAAATTTAATCTAATAAAAAAGATTTGTCAAATGGTTAACTAAATTGCATTGTCCAATTTGTTGAGTTTTGAGCGATTCCATTGACGGTTCTTCCTATAGAAGTAACATAAGTAATCGTATATGGTGAAGTTTTTTGAACATGGTAAATTTCTCCTGAATTTGATGCAATATATAATTCACTATTTGCAACAAATAACCCTCTAGGATTTGATATAATATTTGTTAAATTAATTTCAAATTCAGGAACCAAATCATTAGAAGTATTTTGGAATGGGTATTGAGTTATCCAAGATGATGTATTTAATGAGTTACTTGTTATTATTATTAATTTATAACCATTACTTCTAATCATACCTCCACTACAATATCTATCTATCGGTAGTCTTCCTCTAAATGTGAATGACCCACCAAATCCACTTGTTTGTGCCCCAACTATAGTTTTTTGTGTTGTGGAAAAATGATATCTTGACGCTAACAACAGGCCAGGTATCACACAAAAGCCAGGGTCAGGAACTCCACCAATGCCTATTGAAGTAGTAGAACTAGAAATTCCATTATTTTGTTTGTAAAATCCTGAATAACCATTATTTGTATAAAAAACATTAGAATCTGCATATGCTAACCAATTTTTTGTAGTTATTGACGGGTTTTGAGGAGGATTCAAATCTGTAACTGTAGAAGTTCCAAAATTGTACGAATAAACCACACCACTATTGTCAAAAGAGTAAACAATCACTGATGGTGGTACGTAAGATGGGCTAACTGTTGGTGTTATAGTTGTAGTTGGAGTTATTGACGGGGTTACAGTTGTAGTTGGAGTAATTGACGGTGTTGTAGTTATAGTCGGAGTTACACTCTTTGTGGGAGTCATTGAGGGACTAACAGGAGGTGTTGAACTATTAGTAGGAGTTATTGTTGGTGTTATAGTATTTGTTGGCGTGGTTGTTGGAGTTGTGGTTACAGTTTGAGTCGGAGTTTTTGTAGGTGTAACGGTATTAGTAGGTGTAACGGTATTAGTAGGTGTTACGGAAGGTGTAGTAGTCTGCGTAGGCGTTGAGGTTAGTGATGGGTTTGGTGTTGATGTGTTTGACGGTGTTGGAGTTTGTGTTGGGGTATTTGATGGTGTTGGGTCGGGTTGAGCACCTTCACAACACGGGTAATCAACCTCATAATTATTTGAAAAAGAAAACCCGTCTATTGAAAAGCTATCAATAACATTAACAAAAACTTTTTCTTTTAACGGAAATATTACGGTACCGTTAGTATTAATTACTGATAGTTCAACTTCATATCTACCTAATTTTTTAGTCTCACTATTTTTAAATTGGTACTCAACAAAGTAAATTATTTGTGTTTCATCGTATTCAGAATAACCAGTAACAATTGAACACGGTCTGCTGGCAAATTTTATTTCAGAATTTGATGGGTCAACCAAAGTTAAATAGGTGGATGAAACTCCACTTAAATTTTGTAAATTGTTATAGTCACTTCTTCCGTCTTGAAATACTTCAAACTTTAACAATGGTAACGTCGCATTTTTTTTAATAAAAAATTCCATTAAGTGATAATTGTTGATTCAGTAACGTTTATGAATAATCTATCCCTTATTGGTAACAAAAGTGTCCCATTCTCAGACTTTAATAAAAACTCACCCTCAAATCTACCTGATTTAGAAGTGTCATTTTTTGAAAATTTATAATAAAGATAATACTCGACATCAGAATTTGGTTCTAAAAAAACTTTTTCCACAAAACCTGCCGAAGAATTTAATATTTTATAATTTCCGTTTTTAGTATCTTTCATTGAGAAATATAAAACAGATTCTTCTAAAAGTTGTAACATAGAGTCAATATCATGTTTACCATCTTTAATGACTTGCATTTTTAAAATAGGTAAATTACTATTTTGACCAATATAAAATTCCATTTATTGTTTTTACAATAAATATACTGATTAACTTTCTTTCCTTAGTTTTCCATCGTAATGTTCAAAACGATTATGTTCTGTTGGAGTCAATAACAACAATCCAGGATTTAAATTACCTTTAATTGTTTCTTGAAACATGTGACTCATCCATGTTTGTTCATACGGATGAGTCCAAGTTGTTTCTAAAAACATTTTTACGTTCCCATTTTTTGAAACCACTTGAGGCCAATTACAATAAAATATTTCACCTGTAGCAACAGGTATGCCCTCATATGAAGTTATTGAGGTGAACTTAGTTTTTGGAGAATTAGGGTCAGTACCAAATTCAGGTAATTTTGATTTTTCAGGCCAATGTTGTTCTCTGAAAGATTGGGGTACGTTATACCAACTCCACTGTGTTCCGTTATCCCCAAAAAACTCACTATAATTCAATTTTAAAAAATCAAAATTATAATTTTTAATTATGTTTAAAGATTTTTGATATAAATTTTTAATATGTCTGTTAAATCCATTTCTACAAACTTCACCCTCTTTAGGGTAAAAAAACATGTCGTCCTCAAAGAAAAACATGTAATCATTTTCACTTTTCTCAAAATGTTCGGCAATAAATTGTCTACCTCCGCATATCCCAAGATTTTCTTTGGGCCAAATAATTTCAAAATTAAACTGATTACAAATTTCTATATATTTTTCATCTGTACTTCTATCTGTAGAGTTATTTAATAAATATTTTTTTGGTTTATTTATAAAGTCCTCATCATAACTAATCATTGACTTGATTAATGTTTCTAATTGATTAGGACTATTAAAACCAATTACGTATAATGATGTTTTATTTGTATCAAAATTATTAGTTAAATTTAATGGTAATTTGTTTTTAATTTCTAATGTTTCATTTTTAGCATTTTCAAAAAAGGTACCTAATAAACCGTTTGACTCAATCTCAAAATAGTTAATTAGTTTTGGGTATTTATACACCATTATTGAAAATATTGACTCTTCTGTCCCCATATATCCTTGGGTTAGGGTGTCATTCATTAATCCATAGTAAATTGAATTTATTTCTCCTATGGTTTCTTTAGGTCCCCCAAAAAATCCACCTCTAGCAACTAACTTTACATCATTATTTGCCCACTCATTTATTTTAGGGTAGGTAAATCCATGAATTTCATTATTGGTATCATAAGGAAAACAAACAAATGAAAATTTCTGAATTTTTTTAGATATTTTTTCTAAAACATTATCATGAGTAAAATATCCGATATGTACGGTATTAGTAATCCCTGCATCAATCCAAAATAAATTTTTAGAATTGAAGTTATCTAAAATTTTAGCATCATTTAATAAAAAAACTTTTGACATAACTAATGGATTGTACATCTCAAGTTTGGATTGGGTGGATTCAGGTAACCACCCTGATTGATTAAACCAGTCAGGATTTTTTCTTATATTTTGAATTTTAGTGTAAAACTCATTTTTAAACCAATTTAACTCCCTTAATATGAATTGGGTGTTTTCAGGGGTTCTATGTTCCCAAACAAATTTTTCTAACTCACTATCACCAAATATTATTAAGTTATTATTAACAGATAATAATTGTTTAAATTTTTCTAAATAATGTGATTTAAATGGTCTCGCCCACCCATCACCCAATGTGTCTCTTTTTAAATCCCAAAGACCTGTAACTAATGTAATTAATGACATATTTAAAATAATATTTCAAGTTCATCTAAAAAGGAATACAAAATTTTAAATTGATTATCAGGTAAACAATTTTTTTCAAACCATTCTCTAGCGTTATCAATAATTAAATTGTATTCACTTGTACTTGAAAAGTCTATAATTTTCTCGATATTTTCTTTAATTTCAGACTCAACGTTATACCCTTTTATAATTGAAGATATTAAATCTTCATTTACAAAATTCACATAATGAACTCCTTCAATAATTGGGGAGTATGTATTAATTTTAATTGGTTGTCTAAGATTTAACGACCCACTCGCAAATAACTCTATGTCCCTATAACATATCCCCGCAGCTCCGTCTAAACTGAGACCAAATTTATAATTTGATAAGTCGTCATAATAAACTTTTTTAGTCTTATTTGGTTTGTCCCCACCTTTTAAAAAAATGTCAAAAAAATCATATTTTTTAAATTCATTTAAAATATTTTCTCGATTTCCATGAGACCATCCCGCAAAATAACAATTATTTTTTTTAGAGCCACTTGGGTTAAAATTAATTAAATTTTGGTCACTCCAATTTTCTAAATAGTATATTGAAGGTTGTACATTTTTATGATTTTCTATAAACTCATTAGTTATACTAGAACATGCCGAAAATTTAACAACATTGTAATTATTTTTTTCACAATACAAGTAGGTGGTAAAGGCGTAATCATACCATGAATGAACAAACATTTTACCTGTTTTAGTGTTCATAATTATTAAATTAAACCAAGTAAAAAGACTATCACTATGGTCATTAAATTCTTTACCCATATTTTTCGCTAAATCTTTTAATGGGACAAATTTGATATTAACATTTAAAATTTCATTTAATTTTTTGTGAAAAAATTTATAAAATTCAGTTACATACCAATCATTATAACCGTAGTCATACGAAATAATTATCTCTTCAATTTTATTTTTCAGTCCCATGTACCACTCCTCCTCTAGGTCCTGTCTTATAACCATTTGGTGTGAAAATTTTATTCCATAATGGATGTGTAAATGTTATATCTTTTGGTTTGAATCCGGCATAATTTGCTGAGACTCCAATTTCAAAACCTTCGGCCCAAGTACCAAATGAATAATCCTTATTAACCAAATAGTCATGAAACCATTTCCACTTTTCAACCATTTTATATAACTTATTATTTTTGTTGTTAAAAATTAATAAATATTCCGCGGGTAATGGAGAATCTTTCCAAATGTGATTTTCAAAATCTATTACAGTGTAAGTATTCATATCTACTAAATCGTAATTAAATAATTTGTGCCACATAATAGTACATTTATCATAATCTAAATTATGAATTAATGGATTCATTGCACAATTCGTATTAAAAACTTTAAACACATCAATTAGTTTATAGTCAGTTCTAGGTCCAAAAAAATCAAATCCATTTTGTTCATTTAATTCAATAAATTTAATGACTTCTTCTTTATCCCACCAATCAAATGAATTATCACAATCTGTAAAAATTACCACTGAGTCTTGAATATTTGACACATGTTCTAAACAAAGATACCTCATATTAAAATTAAAATCATCCGCACCTTTATTAGGACCTATAGGGATTCTAATTTTTAAGTCATCCCTATTAATTTCATTTATTTTAATCCTGTCATTTTTCCCAAATTTATCATAAATTAAATTTGAAAAATCAGTAGTTATATATATGTCAATATCAGTCATTGATAAGACATCCTCAATCATTCGTAGACAATAATCTTTTGTGTAATTATAACCTAAACTTAATGTTGTAATTAAAATATTCATAATATTATATTTTCTAAATTAACTTTTTTTATGTTTATTGCGTACCAATTAAATAAACTTACATTTTGTATATCTCCAGAGTATATTATTTTTGATGATTCTCCTAATATAATCATTTCAGTAACTGGAAAAATCGCATCTTCTACAGTCTGACCAAAAACAGTAAATCCATTAGGAATGTGGTCTAAATTGTGGTCTTTAAAATTTCTAAAAAATATAACATTATACCCTTCATCTAATATTATTTTTTTTACTAATGAAGAGTTCGAACACATAAAATATTTTTTTTCTTTAGATACAAATTTAGATAATTTATTTTTAAATGAATCTATATTTTCATAATTTAAAGGATTTAAGGCTCTGAAATATATAGATTCAAATCCACTGTTAAAATTATCTTTTATAAAATCATTAGCTAAATTAATTAAATTTTTGTTAAAGATTGGGAAATATTCTACTCTATCATCAATATCGTTAAACGTGAAGTTTAAAAATGGGATATTTAAATTTATTATTTCATTCAAATTAGATTCTAAGCAAAAAACATCAAATATACCCGGTATATTATTTTTAGTGTCTTCATTTCTACCTGAATAAATTCTACTAAATTTTTCGTTTTTATACCAACCAATACCATTCAAATTTTTAAATAAACTATCTTTAGACAAAACATTAAATTCGTCAGAAATTTGATTGAAAAATTCAAAATCTAAAACTAACTTTAGTGTATCTACAGAATTATTGTCATTTATCAAAAATATTATATAAAAATTTGGGTAATTTTCTTTTACATAATTTATACAATTTACAATATCAAATAGACTTAAAAAAGTATCTCCCCATCCATTTGCAAAATCAAATTTAAAAAGTAATTTCATATTTTCTTTTTGAATGCACAGTAGTAATAGTAATGGGTACCCATATCAATAGGGATTTTAAAATCTTTACCATTGAAATTAATTAGTTCAAGCATCGGATAATTTTCAGACATTATTTTATCATCTAAATCAGGTTGTAAATGTATCTCATATTTATTACCAAAAACCTCATCTTGTGGTAAATAATACGGTACAACAACAAGTAATTCTTTACATTTATCTTTAATTTTATTCAATAATTTTGAGGCGTCTTCTCTTGACAAATGTTCTAAAACATCTCCCATAATAATAATGTCATAGTACTCAAAATCAAAATCCATGATATTAACATTATATACGTTATCATACATTTCTCTTAATTTATATTCTTCAATGTAAGGTTCCCATATCTCTACAGCGTCAAATTTATTGAAGTGCTCTTTTAATAATTTGTAATAGAATCCATGTCCGCATCCAACATCTAAAATTGTACAATCTTTGTCGTAATTTGAACACAAATATTCCTTTGTGTCTTCACCTAAATAACCCCAATTTCCCGGCATTTAAAAAAAGTTTAAAAGTTTATTTTTAATATTTAATTTTTCGTTTAATTTTTGATTTAAAATATATTTTGAGTTAACTTCCGCATCTAAAAATTTACCATGACGTACAATTTCAATATAGTCCAACAAAAAATAATCAGAGTCTATTGGTTTTTCATCGACATGGTATGAGATTATAGGGTAATGTATACAAACATTTTTAAAATCATAATTTCTGTAATTTTCATTTTTTTTATAAAACATAAAATTCTTTTCTTCGTCCAATTCTCGGTAATTACCATTAAGGTCTTTTATGTTTGTATTATCCAAATCATGTAACGTAATATTCTTATTATTTTTTAAAATCTCAATCAAAGATTTTTTTTTCCATATACAAGGTTGAACAGAGTACAAATGACGGCAGTTAACATCGGTTTTAAATAAACATTTATCGGGTAAACCATATTTTTTATAATCAATGTTAAAATTTTCCCACTCAAATATGAATGGTTCCATATGTTTTTGAGTTCCTAACGACATATAGTCAATTTCATTATCGATTACAAAATTAAAAACCCCCATTAAAATATCGTACTTAACTTCAGACTTTATCAAATAATCATCACATAAAAATAAAATATAATCTTCTTTAATATTTTCTAAAGCGTAACTAATTGTTTGTTCAAAATGTCCTCCATTACTTAAAAATTCAACCCCACAATCAATTTGCTCAGACACCTCAAAATGACTACTTTGTTTAATTTTATTTGACACGACATATTTTTTAATATTAATTTTTTTAAAATTTTCAATTAAAAAAGGTAAAGTAAACTCTAACAAATCATAATATGTTTCATTAGTGTAAATTATAATAGATATATTATTCACCATCATAAATTTCCTGTGATTCTTTCGCACCAATCTTTTGATTCTGAATGCGGCCAAACTACCCAATATTTTGGTTGTCTAACCATATTAAATTCTCTCCATATTTTAACATATCCATCAGGGTCATTCATCATACGACTAATCTCTGATTTGTCGGCATCTTTCCTAAAAAGTGTCTCATCGTTTTCATCATGGAACGCCACAACCCAAAAATCATAATCTTTTTCAGGAACTTGGGAGTATTGTATGTCAATACAGTGTTTAAATATTGAAGAAAATGAGTTCATCCATTCTTCTTCTGTATTAAAGTTATATGGATTTGGTGGGTAGTTTTTGTCAATTGTCCACTGTTGGATGGCTCGTTTAGAAAAAAGTAATCCCGAATATTTTTCATAATCTCTTAATGTTCTCTTTTTACCAAATCCATATTTACCGTGACTCATTGGTTCTTCACCATCCATTCCAAATAAACTTCTATTCTTTTTATGACAGTAGTCATTTTTATTTACCCAATCTTTATCGTCATCCCATTGTTTAGTTCTGCCTTTTCTGGTATATTCATGCCAAATTAAAATTTTGTGGATATGGAATAAATCATACCCATGAGTATAAGCTCTTGCGGCTATAGATATTTCTTCCCCATGAAAATAAAATTCAGGGTCATGTTGGACTTCTTTTGAAAATTTACCTAATGTGAAACAATAATGTGCGGAATAGAATCTTGCGGGTACTGGCTCCGTCATGTTTTGCCATCCGGGGATTACTTCAGGTAGGAAAAATACCGCACCTTCAGGTATGAATCTATCAAAAACCATTCTCCACGGTTCCATTACTCTTGAGTTAGGGTCATCATCAGGGTCAAAAGATGGTACGTATCCTGTTAATAAAGGTTTTTTATACCCTTTCTTTTGTAGTTGTTTAATCATCCCAATCATTTCAACATCCCAATCTTTAGCAAATCTCATATGTGAATCTATTTGAAGTGTGTACTCTTCTTTTTGATAAAGTTGTTGTATTTGATTTCTAGCCCAACAAGCTCCTTTAGACTCTTGATATGGGATATCTAAAATTCTAAACCTTTCATCATTTCGATATTCATCTAAATTATCAAATCCGTCACTCTCATTAAATTGTCTTGCAATTGCGAAAACTAAATTTTCAGGGTGTTTGGCGTTATCTATTGCGGATTTAATTGTTGGGATTAATTGTGGGTCTCGATAAGACGCAATTTGGATAAAAATTTTCATTATTAATACTTTTAACCAAAAAATATAAAAATAAAATTAGGTGTAAAGGAATGTTTGGTCTAATTCAATAATATAAAAATAAAAATTATTACTACAACAATTTGGTACAGAAAGAGTATCCATAGTATATGGGAAAGTTTCATTTTCAACAACGACATACCTTGGTTCCCCAGAATCTTTATAGTAATAAAGGTTAAATGTCATTCCTGAAAATTCATTGGATGAAAATATTATATCCGAACCGACAGTAACACCAATAATATCATTAACAACAACATCAGAACAACTTGGACATTTATAATCAAATAATCCAAAATTACCTTTTAATATGTCAAAATTATGAACAACTTCAGGATACGTTAAAGGTTCGGTATACATTCTAAATTGAGATATTGCTCCGTCAAAAGAACCCGCAAAATTTGGTTCAATTAAAATATTTGTAGTTAAAGAAGATAAAGATGTACCCGATAATGTTTCATTTGGCATACATTCCGGGTCTTGTTGGTAGGTTAAACCTGATAGTGATTCGGGACATGCGGAAAAAGTTAAACTTTCTCTCAAACCTTGTGTACCTCCACCCCAACCAATATTAAATGGTACACCTATTTGTTTTTCTTTCTCGGTATTTAAACCTCTAGGTATTACCTCTTCAAACCCATTAATAACGTAAAATAATCTACCATTAATGTATATTTTTAAAGAACCTAATCTTTGGTCTTTTTCAATTAACCATTCTTCATTTAAATTAACAACTTCGATTTGTTCGGCGGGAGTTGCACCTGATTGTGTATAGGGTACTGTAATTAAACTAACCGCATTTCCCGCCAATGAATTTACATAATAAAATGTCGTTATTGAATCCAACCCTCCTCGATATAATAAATCACAGTTATCATAATATGAATTACGTTCCCAAACACAATCAATTAAAAACCAATGTTCTTTATCTAAATAAGTTTGAGTTGACGAACAGTAATCAAAAATATTTTTACTTGAACAATAATTAGTTATTGTATATCCTGTAGTATATGTAATTCCTGTATTTTCACAACTACCCGTTGTTTCACATCCTCCGGTAAATTTAAGAACTCTAACACATACTTTTGGATTTTTTGGGTCTCCTGAAAGTCTAAGTGAAAAAGTATTTGACATTGAGTCAAGCAGAGGGTTTTTATCATCATTAGGAACAACATTTTCTGAACATCCACAGTTACAATTAACATTGTGTTGATTGGTGTAAATTAAAGGTTCATATATATCATCTAAACAACGTGAAATAGTTACTCCAGTATCCGAACATGCACATGTATGTAAACATCCACTTAAAATTTCAGTAACTCTAGTATATCCTGAATCAGATGATGGGGAACCTGATGCGTGATGGTAATATTTGTTTTCAGCTCTTGTACCAAAATAAAAAAAAGTATTATCATTACTTGGGTATACCTCATTTAATGTTGTTTCTGCCGATGTTGGAGAAAATTGGTCTTCTTGTCTAGCTCTTAGTAACATTTCAACAGACCATCCCTTATTACATCTATTTGGAAATGTCTCGTAATCATACCCAAATAATTTAAAAAATCCTTGGTAGAAACCTCCGTATAATTGATTATAATAACCAAAACTTGATAATTCTTTGTCAACAATATTATATACAGTTTCTTTCGTATTACCTGAAAATCTATCAACATTGTTAGTATATCCCGTTATTTGAATTAATTTTGTACGTCTATCAAAATGGTATCTATCCCATTTAGTTGACCCTGTATACAATCCCATACTAAAGTGTATTGTTTCACCTGACATTTCAGGGACTAAACCATTATCAGTACCAACTAAACCAATATCACACAAACTATCACCAGTAAAACAAGATAAATCTTCATTATTAGGATTATAATAATTTAATGAGACTAAAGTATTCCCTGACAAAAAATCACCATAATTTAAAGTTGGTTGTTGTGATGAGTTAAGATTATTTAAATCAAAATGTATAGGTAATCTGTTACCATTATTAATTCCTATTAATTCTGTTGAAAAAACAACCTCCTCATTGAAATCTATTTCATCTGAAGATAAAGACATGTCTATATTATTCCAACTTGGACTCAATTTCCAGTTGTTAGACACATATTGATTAATATTCTGTTGACTCATCTTATAATAAATACAATAATCAAAGTATTTATAGGTAAAAACATTATGAATAATAAAATTGAAACTTTCTCAAACAACTACTACTTCTTTTTAAAAGAAAGAGAAGATGATGTTGCATTGTATTATTCAATTTCAAACACATTAAATGAAGCAAGAAAAAATGATGAAATAATGATATTTGAAAAGAAAAATGTGGAGAAAATCAAAAAAGAAATTAAAAAAATTCAGAAAGAAAAAAAGTTAAAAAATACGGAGGATTTGAAATCTCGTCTGAAAAATTTCAAAGGTGAGATTGGGGAATTGGTAGATTACGATGGTACTTTTTTAAGTTCAAAAATTCCGATTATAAATCCTAAATTATCCCCAATTAAAACTACTGACCAGGAAGTTGTTGCCACGAGACAAACAAACAATCCCGTTACTCGTGGATATAGAGTCTATTATGGCGAATCCATTGAGGACGGCCCTGTACTTGAGGTTGATATGGAAGGAGCGTTTGGGTACGAAGAAACTAAAGATATGGATGGTAAAAAAACATTCAAATATTTAGTTAAAAATATGGGTATGGAACCTGAAGATGCTAAAGATAGGACTGAAAAATTTGGTAAGGACATTAAAGATAAAAAAGAAAAAAACACACCTAAAAAAATTAAGAGTAAAAAAGATTTTGTAGGTACATTTAATTTATTTGAAAAAAGGAAGATTGAGGAAAAAAGAAATGAGGACGCGAGAAAACTTATCGAAGATATTTTAGTTCAAAAAAATAAAAGAGATTCGGACATTACAAAAAAAGAACCTAAAATGTCTAAGACTTTTTTAAATAATATTAAATCTCTAAAGAAAATGGCCGATAAAGAAGGAATTAGTTTAGGAAAAAAAGATGAATAAAGATTTATATAATAAAGAGTATGATATACCAAGTGATGTTATTGAATCCTTACAAAAAGGATTTGATGAACATTCTACTAGATTTTATAATACTTCAGGATATAAAAAAAATATAAATCTAAGAGATAATGGTAAAATATCTTACCAATTACTAAAGAATTATAAAAATAAGTTTGATAGTGGTAATTTAAGTAAAGAAAGATATGAATTAATGGGTGGGGATAGAATGAAAAATTGGGTTAATATGGTATTAAACCAAGATAGACAATCTATTAAAACATCAAAAAAACACAGAATGAATTCGGGGTTATCTAATTCATTTATTAGGACTCATACCAAGAATCCTTTAAATGGAGTTAGACCATCTCTAAGTCATAAAAAAACAAGTTTTAAACATGCGTCTTCTATTTTTGAAGACATACAAAGAATAAACGAAATAATAAAAATAATAATTTAAAATTATGCCAAGTTACATTCCAATTAATTTTGAGCAACAACAATTAAACCAATTAGGTCAAATTGGTGTTCAACAAAGAGGAGCGTTAATTCCAACCAATGATTATTTTCAAACTAATCAATACAGTGCAACTCATCCTGACGCATTAGCTACAGGTGATTTACAAGGTAAAGGTACAGGAACTGACGGACTATTAAACGCTTACAATTTTACAGCGGGTAACATTACTGACATTCAAGAAAGAGCCGCAGAAGTTGCAATCAATTACTATAAAGCTCAAGTCCCATACACTACTCCATCAGTATAATGAAATTATTAGAGTCATTTAAATCACTATTGTTGGAAACTGTCACTTTGCGTGATATAAGGGATGCAATATCCCAACGTAAAGTATTGTATATAACATACAATGGTGATGAACCCGGAGGTAAAGGAATTAGAGTAATTGAACCTGTTTGTTTAGGTGTAAACAAAAAAGGTAATCAGGTACTATGTGCTTGGGAAAGGGAGGGTGCATCACATAGAGGATTTTTAAGGACAAGACCTATGCCAGGTTGGAGGTATTTTAAAGTTAAAGACATTCTAAGTGTAAGTATAACAGATGACATGTTTTCAGAGGTCAGACCAGGATTTAATCCAAATGGAGATAAAAGAATGGTATCAATTGACATTTTAGCGAATTTTACTTAATATAAAAACTATGACAGAAGATTTAATACAAAAACTAATGATTTCTAAAAAAATCATGGATAAAAGTGATAACATTAAACGAGGTGATGTCCGTTCTATTAACGAGTCAAATTTTCAAGAATCACCAATAGGTGTGGAAGAGTTTAATGTCCCACAGGCCAAATATAACTTACCTCAAGAATTAATGGTTGAAAATAAACCATCACAAACTAAACAGTTTGTTAACACTAAAGATAAAATTTTAAGTTCTAAATTACCTGACGCGATTAAACAGTTAATGATTGAGCACCCAATACAACAACCTCAACAAAACACTCCGACAATATCTGACGAAATCATAGAAAAAGCGGCAAGGTTAATGAATCAAGGTAAAGAAACTATTGTTGAGACTACTACTCAAAAAAAACAAACTGTTCAACAACAACCTGTTAATTCAGATTTGAGGAGAATGTTAAAAGAGGTGGTTACTGAAGTTCTAACTGAAAAAGGCATAATCCATGAAAGTGAACAAAAATCACAACAATCAGTTCAGATAAAAGTTGGTGACCATATTTTTGAAGGTAAGATAACCAAAATCAAAAAATTAAAATAAAATAACCCTACTTCGGTAGGGTTTTTCATTTCTATGGGTTGAAATATTATAGTTTAATAACTATAATTGTTTCTATGAGTAAAAAGATAAATATTTTAGTTCTACCTTCAGATAGAAGTGGGGTGGGTAAATTTAGGTCAATAGACCCACACGTTTGTTTACAAAAGTTATATCCTAATGAGGTTCATGTTGATATTGAATTTGATGTCGATTATGAAGATGATAAATTTTGGCAAAAATATGACATTGTTCATTTTCATAGATTAATTGGACAAAATTATGACAAATCAGTAGAGTTAATTAATAAACTAAACAATCAAGGAGTTGTCACAATCTGTGATATTGACGATTATTGGTTACCTACTAAGGAACACCCATTACATGCAATCATTGTTCAAGAAAAAATAAATGAGAAAATTATTGCTCAGATTAAAGCCGCTAAACACGTAACAACAACTACGTCTGTATTCGCATCTGAAGTTTTCAAAATTAATAAAAACGTTTCCGTATTACCAAATGCTATTGACCCTAATGAACCTCAATTTAAAGAAAAAACTTTAGAGTCGGACAGAATCAGAGTTGGGTGGCTTGGAGGTTCATCTCACTTACATGATTTATATCTTTTAGACGGAATGGTAAGTAAATTGGGTACTTTAAATGATAAAATTCAATATGTTGTATGTGGATTTGACACACGTGGTAGTATGACCGAATATAATAAAGATACAGGTGAAAAAAAAGTAAGACCTATTAGACCTGACGAAACAGTTTGGGTAAAGTATGAAGAAATTTTCACAAACAATTATAAAATTGTTGACGAAGAGTATAAGACACATCTTATGAAATTTAAAGACGAGTCCTACTATAACGAATTAAATGAGGGATATCGAAGAGTTTGGACGTTACCTACAACATCTTATGCCAAAAATTATTCTAAATTTGATATATCTTTAGCCCCAATTAAAAATCATATTTTTAATCGAGTTAAGTCACAGTTGAAGGTCATTGAGGCAGGATTCTATAAAAAAGCATTAATTGCGTCTAATGTTGGACCTTACACGATTGACTTAAAACACGCTCTTAAAAATGGTGAATTTGTTGATGGTAACGCTTTATTGGTTGAGGAGACTCGTAACCATTCTGATTGGTCAAAAAAAGATAGAAAAGAACTTTATTTCAGTTTATTAAAATAATTTATGATACAATACCCATTAAACAAATTATTATTTATAGATATTGAAACTGTTGGAGTTTCAAGTAATTACGAATCGTTCAAACGGGATTATCCGTCTCTTTGTTATCAATTTGAAAATTACTTAGATTGGTTTCAAAAAAGGTTTCCTGAGGATTTAGATAAACCAAAAGAAGAGATATTTGTAAACCGTGCAGCTTTAGTACCTGAATTTTCAAAAATTATATGTGTATCGGTAGGGTTTATTGGTCCTGATGACACAATTAAAAAACAAACATTTTTTAATTCAGATGAAACTCAACTACTAAAAGATGTAAACACATTACTAAATCGTGTCGATAAATTAGGTTTTGTACTTTGTGGACATAATATTAAGAATTTTGATATTCCTGTTTTAGGTAAACGAATGTTAATAAATGGTATATTACCGTCATCAATATTACCAACGCCAGATACTAAACCTTGGGAAGTTAAAGCAGTTGACACTAAAGATATTTGGCAATTTGGCCAGTTTGGAGCGATTAGTTCTTTAGAGTTAATGTGTATTTCATTAGGTGTTGAATCTTCTAAAAATATGGAAGTCACGGGTAACAAAGTACATTATTACTTTTGGAATGAAAACAAATATCAAGAAATACAGGATTATTGTGAAAAAGATGTTGAAGTATTAATAAATGTTGTTAAAAAAATTAAAAATTTAAAATGAGTTTAGATAATATTAATGATGAAGATTTTGACCTGTACGAGGAAATAAAAAAAATGCAGTCCTCAATTGAAAAAGAATCTGATTTAGATTTGTATAAACAAATTTCCGATGAATTTGGTATTGATTTAAAAGACTTTGAGTCTCAGATGGCGGAATCAATGAGTAAAGTAGATTTACCGTATTCATCTGAGGACGATTTAAATTTAAATTATAATTATGTTTCAGATAGTGGATTTGACTTATACTCAACCCAAGATATTTTAATTGATGGGTTTGGCAGAGCTTTGGTACCAACAGGTATTCGATTTGAAATACCTGAAGGATTTGAAATTCAAGTAAGGTCTAAAAGTGGTTTAGCACTTAAACAAGGTTTAATGGTACTTAATAGTCCTGGAACTGTTGACGAAGGTTATACAGGTGAAGTTCAAGTCATAATTTTTAATACAAATAAAGAACAATTCAAGATAAATAAAGGAATGAAAATCGCTCAAGCGGTTTTATCAAAATGTTATCCAGGTAGAAATGTTAATTTAGTTAAAGTCAATAAAGTAGAAAGTAAAGACCGTGGAGAAAACGGGTTTGGGAGTACTGGAATATGATAACGATTGGATATAGTACAAGAAATAGTAATCCTGATTTTATAGAATACCTTAAAAAATCTTGTGGTAATCCTAAAATTCAGGTCATTGAAAAGGTAAATAATGGTGAAAAAAGTTTGTCTCAGGTTTATAATGAGATACTTTCAGAATCATTAAACGATATTGTTGTATTGTGTCACGATGATATATATTTTGATACTAAAAATTGGGGTGAAAAATTAAAAAAGGTATTTGAGAGGAATCCCGAATATTCAATTATTGGAGTTGCTGGTTCAACATACTTACCAAAAAGTGGTATGTGGTGGGAAGATAGGTCTAAAATGATTGGAATAGTCAATCATGAACACGAAGGTAAAAAATGGGAATCTAAATATTCGGATTCCCAACAAAATAATGTTAAAGAGGTAGTAATAGTTGATGGTCTTTTCATTTGTTTAGATAAAACAAAAATTAAAAAGAATTTCGATGAGTCAGTTAGTGGTTTTCATTTTTACGATGTTAATTTTTGTTTTCAAAATTATATCGAATCGTGTAAAATTGGGGTTATAACTAATATTAGATTAACCCATAAATCAATAGGAATGACAAATGAAAAATGGGAGAAAAATAGAGTAATTTTTTCTGAAAAATATTCAGATTTTTTGCCATCAAAAATTAAAATAACTAATAATGACAAAATTAAAGTTTTAATTGGTTGTTTATTTTTCAGAGAATTTACAGGTTCAGAAATGTATGTTTATGAATTAGCCAAAAATTTAGTTAAACAAAATGCTGATGTAAGTATTGTGGCATATGAAACCGAGGGGCCCCTTGCAAATATTGCAAAAACTGAAGGAATTAAAGTTTTTAATATTATTAATTCTCCAGGGTTTAAATTAGGTGATGGAGTATGGAGATTAAATACACCAAATGGGTCTATATTATCTGAAAAAAACAAATTTTATAAAGTCGGAGAAGAAAATTTTGATGTAATTCATTACCAACATCAACCTGTTGTTAATATCTTAAATAATTTATATCCAAATGTCCCTAAAATATATACAATCCATTCTGAAGTTATTAATTTGGAAAATCCGGTAGTGAATGATATGGTTGAAAAATACATTGCAATCAGACCTGAGATTAAAGACCATTTAATCAATAATTTCAATATCAATTCTGACTTAATTGAGGTGATTTATAATCCAATTGACACTGAACGTTTTAATACTAATAACACTAAAGATGATAACTATATTCTTTTTGTTGGTACTATTGATGAATTAAGAAAAAATACAATTTTTGATTTAATTGACTACTCTAACGATATTGGAAAAGATTTATGGATTGTTGGGCAAGATAAATCAAACTATGCATCTCAATTCAAATATTATGGAAATGTAAAATATTTCCCAAGTACTAAAAATGTTGAAAAATTTGTAAAGGGGTGTTCTGAAACTGCTGGAATATTACTTGGTCGTACAACAATTGAAGGTTGGTTATGTGGTAAGCCAGGTTGGATATATAACATTGATGGTGATGGAAATATTAAAGATAAAAAACTAAATGAAGTTCCTTCAGATACTGATAAGTTTGGCTCAATCAATGTTGTTAACAAAATAAAAGAAATTTATATGAACGCAATCAATAAAATATGAAAATACTAATTTGTTATGGTACAAGACCGGAGTATATTAAAATTAAAAATTTTTTCAATTATTCAGGTAACGTTAATTTTGAATTCCTATTTGTTAAACAACATCAAAATTTAGTATTGGGTAATTACAATTATTCTTTAGAAATTTTTGAACAATCTAATAGACTTGATTCTATATTTTCTTCAGTAATGTCAAATCAAATTTCAAATGTTTTAGATAATGGGTTTGACTACGTATTAGTTCAAGGGGACACCGCAACTGCGGTATCAATCGCATTATCTTGTTATCATAGAAAAATAAAAATAATTCATTTAGAATCGGGTCTTAGAACTTACGATAAAGATAATCCATATCCTGAAGAAATCTATCGTCAAATAATCTCTAAAATTGCCGACATTCACTTATGTCCAACTAATAATAATTTAAATAATCTATTATCTGAAAAAATTGAAGGTAAAAAATTTGTGGTAGGTAATACAGTTTTAGATAACTTAAATGGTATTTCAACATCTTACGAAAACAAAGTATTAGTTACTTTACATAGAAGAGAAAATCACGAAATGATTAAAGAGTGGTTTCAGTTAATTGATGAATTAGCCAATGAAAATACTGACCTTGAGTTTTTACTTCCAATTCATCCAAATCCAAATGTTAAAAAATATTCATTGTTACTAAAAAACGTTAAAGTTGTTGACCCGTTACCTCACGATGAATTAATAGATTATTTAAGTAAATGTAAATTATGTATTACAGATAGTGGGGGATTACAAGAGGAGGGTTCATTTTTAAATAAAAAAGTTATCGTTTGTCGTAAAGTAACAGAAAGAACTGAATCAATAGGTACCCATTCATTTATTTGTGAAAAACCATCAGATTTAAAAGAACTATTTTACAAAATAAAAAATGATTATATCATTTTAAATGAGTGTCCTTATGGCGATGGTAAATCAACTCAAAAAATAATTAAAATTTTAGAAAATTTATAATATGGTAACAGTAATATTAAACGGGTATAAAAGAGGTCGAGTATTAGAAAAACAATATGAGGCAGTAAGAACTCAAACATTAAGACCAAAAGAAATAATGTTGTGGCAAAACAAAGGAGAAGATTTTGACCCACAATTAACTAATAAAATGACTCACGCCAATAGTAACAAAAATTTTGGGGTTTGGGCTAGATTCGCGTTCGCATTAAATGCTGACACTGAATATGTTTGTGTATTTGACGATGATACCATTCCAGGAAAGAAATGGTTAGAAAATTGCTATGACACAATTCAAAAATATGATGGTTTATTAGGTACAATTGGAGTAAAATTTTTAACTAAAAATTCATATCAACCGATACAAAGAATTGGATGGGCCGAACCCAATGAGTCAGTACAAGAAGTTGACATAGTTGGTCATTCTTGGTTTTTTAGACGAGAATGGCTTTCAACATTTTGGAGAGAACTACCTAATATTGGACAGTCCAAGTTAGTCGGTGAAGATATGCATTTTTCATATACTCTACAGAAATATTTAAATAAAAAAACTTACGTTCCTCCCCATCCAAAAAATAATATGGATATGTGGGGTAGTATTCCTGAAACCGCTTGGTCAATAGGACAAGATTCTGCGGCAATTTCTATGAACCCGTCCCACTTAAATGAGATGAGTAAAATTTATGTTGATTATATTAATAAAGGATTTAAAACTATTAATTCATGAATAAACCAATAGTACACGCATATTTTTTATGTTTTAATGAAGAATATATACTTCCTCATCTATTACGACACTATTCATCATTTTGTGAAAAAATTTATATATTAGATAATCAATCAACCGATAATTCTGTAATGATAATTAACTCATTCCCAAATACTGAGATTATTACTTGGGAGTCAAACAATGAGGTTAGGGATGATTTGTACTTAAATTTAAAAAACAATGTTTGGAAAAAAAGTATTGGGATATCTGACTACGTGATTGTTGGGGATGCTGATGAGTTTTTATATCATGAAGATATGGTTAAATTTTTAACACTATCAAAACAAAGAAATTTTACAATTTTTAGACCTGAAGGATATCATATGATTGGTGATGAAGATTTAATTCTTGATAAGGATGACAATTTACTTGAAAAAGTAAAATTTGGTATTAAAGGTAATAGTAACGATAAATTAATGTTATTCGACTGTAATAAAATAAAGGAAATTAATTACAGTTTTGGGTGTCATATAGCAAATCCTGTCGGAGATGTTGTTATGTGTTCAGACCCAAAATTAAAAATGTTACATTACAAATATCTTGGTCTACATGACTTTATACCAAAACAAAAATTAAGAGGGGATAGATTAAGTGAATTTAATCGTAATTATGGGTTAGGGTCATATTATTTATTTACCGCAGAAAAACACAAAGAAGAATATAAAACTTTTATTGAAAAAAGAAAACAAGTTATTAAATAATGAAAACATTTGAATCACACTTTACAATGATAAAAGAAAAACTTTTATCTAATGAAAATTTTGCGTTTCTACGTTTTTCGGACGGAGAACTTTTCATATTACAAAATAAACACCTTGAATTAAACTCAGACCATTTTATTATTGGAGATAGTCGTGGAGGTTCATGGTATAATGAAGAAGAACAAAAAAAGTTTTTACCTGATGAACATCAATTTTATCGAGAGAGATTGATTGATTCGTTAAAGTATAAAGAAAAAAATTACTTTAGGGGAATCTGTACTAGACCTGATGTTGATTTGGACACTTTTAATTGGCAGTTAGATTTAGCGGGAGGTGATGATGACACCATGACGTGGTCTAATTTATTTATTAATTCCAATTATCAAAGATATATGGATGAAATATTCCCATTATTTAAAACAAAAAAAGTAATAATGGTAGTTAATAAATCAGCAAAAATTGAACCGTTAAAATTTAATATAATTAAAGATTTTAGAGTCGGTACCAACTGTTTCATTAATGATTATCCATTAATATCAGAAATTGATAAATTTATTACCGAAAATGATATTCAAAATCATGTATTTTTAATATCGGCCGCAAGTTTAAGTAATTTAATCATTCACCAATTATATAGTAAACATCCAAATAATACGTTTATTGATATTGGTAGCACATTAAATCCATTAATGAGAATGGAAGGTTGGAAAGGTAGCCGAGCTTATTTAAGAGAATTTTGGTTAGGTGAACATAAACATCATTTAAATATGAATTGTCAGTGGTAATATGGAATTAAAATTAGTTGAAAATAATAAAGATTATTACGAAGTAATTCGTTTATTAAGGACAGACCCTAATAATACTTCAGGTTTTTTAGAACAGGTTGAAATTACACCTGAACAACAATTAAAATACATGGAAAAATACGAAAAAAATTATTGGATATGTCTTATGAACAATTTACCTGTTGGGTTTATTGGGGTAATTGATACCGATATAAGATTTGCGGTTAACCATAATTATAAAAATATGGGTATTGGTTCTTTTATGATTAATGAAATTAAAAATAAAGGTATTGAGGTTACATCAAAAGTTTTGATAGATAATTTACCAAGTCAAAAAGTTTTTGAAAAATGTGGTTTTACTTTATACAAAAAAGATGATAAATTTAAATATTATAACTTAGTTTAAAATGAATTATAGAAAGCCAAAACATAACCCATATAAAGTTGTTCGTTTGTTCGAAGAAGAAGTTGCCGATTATACAGGGTCACCGTATGCGGTATCCGTTGACAATTGTACAAACGCATTATTTTTAGTGTGTAAATACTTAAAAGTTAAAGAGGTCACAATACCATCTAAAACATATCTTTCAGTACCTCAATCAATTATTCATTCAGGCGGAGAAGTTATTTTTGATAAGTCTGAAAAAACAAATAATTGGTCAGGAGTTTATCAATTAAAACCATATCCTATTTATGATTCGGCAAAAAGGTTTACGTCAAATATGTACATACCTGGTTCATTTATGTGTTTGTCATTCCACATAAAAAAACATTTAAAGATTGGTAAGGGTGGAATGATTTTAACTGATAATCCTGAAGCGGTTGAGTGGTTTAAAAAGGCAAGATATGAGGGTAGAAGTGAAAAATTGTATCATGAAGATGATATTGATATGCTAGGTTGGAATATGTATATGACTCCGCAACAAGCATCTCACGGATTATCATTAATGCAAAATTACCCATTAAATGTCCCTGATTTGGACGAAAATAATGGTTATCGAGATTTAACAGATTTTAGCGTGTTTAAAAATTGTAAAACAATACTATGAAAATTGAAAAGTTAACCCCATCCAATCCATCAAATTGGTTAGATTTATTATTATCCGAATGTCAATCATACCCAATTCAAAACATTGATTTTAACAAAAATTCAATACTGGTCGATGCGGGTTCAAATGTCGGGGCGTTCACAATTACTTGGGGTCAAAAATTTAATAAAATAATCTGTATTGAAGCATCTAAATCAAATTACGAAAGTTTGATAAATAACACTCAAGATTTAAAAGAAAAAATAACTTATATAAATAAAGCCGTAAGTTATGATGACAATTTAAACTTAAAATTAATGAAGTACACTCACGAAAATGGTGAGGACACTAACAGCGGTAACTATGGGATTATTCATTTTGTCAATGAATCAAACAATCACGGATGGAAAGAAAACACAGGATATGAAGAGGTCGTTTCAATTTCCATTGATGAAATTTTAAAAATTTCGGGGGGTAAAATAGACTTACTTAAAGTTGATGTTGAGGGTTCGGAATATGATTTTTTATTTGAAAAAGATTTGTCAAATATTGAATATATCACAATGGAGTTACATAATTTTCTTAACTCAATGGGTAAACAATTACCTTTAATTGAACATATTTTAAAAACTCATAATGAAATTTATTCTGAAGGTGACGGAATTAATACCCATATGATTAAATTATGGAAAAAAAAATAACACAAAATGAGAATTGCTCTTTGTTTGCACGGGCTTTTTGATTCGTTAACTGATAGTTCATCTAAAGGTTTAGACGGTTACCACCACATTAAAAAAAATATATTAAACAACCATAATGTTGACATTTATTTACATAGTTGGAATTCTGACAAAAATGATGAAATCATTAATCTTTACAAACCAATTGATTTTATTTTTGAGGACCAAGTAGATTTTACTGAAAAAATAAATGGTAGGAATATTAATTTTTTACGTAACTCCCCAAGACCTCCTAAAAATGTATTATCTCATTTTTATAGTATTAATAAAGTTTTTAATTTATTATATTCAAGTACTAAAAAATACGATATAGTTATTAAATCAAGGTTTGATTTAGGTAGAATTAATAGGGACACATCAGGACCCGGTAAACTAAATCCATATCCTGTACAATGTATTAATTTTAATCAGAACATAATTAGTAATAAACTATACATGGCAAATTGGCAACATTTTCATATGGGTCCTCCAGATATGTGGTTTTATGGCGATTATAATACGATGGAAAATTTCACTACAATATTTGAGGATTTGGATAATCAATTTTATTTAAATAGTGACTTTCATAAATTCGCAATTAGTATTGAGGGTAATGAAGGAGATTTATCAAACTCAATCGCCTTTTTAAAATGGTGGATGATTTATAAAAAAATATGGGATAATAAAATACTCCTTGACACTTTTTGGGAATGATAACAACTAAATTTAATATGATTTTGTATAGTCACACTGACTATATGGATGTCTGTGAAGTTTTTTTTAATCAAATGGAGAAATTTGTACCTGATTATGAAAAAACAATATTCATCAATCAGGATAACAATTTAATACCTAAAAATTATACAAAAATTTATTACGACAATAATTTACCTTACAGAGAAAGATTACTTTCTTGTTTAAATAAAATTGATTCTGAAATAATTTTATTTATTCACGAAGATATGTTCTTATATGACCATATTGACAAAAAAATAATTTTAGAATTTGTAAATTTAATTTTAGAAGACAAAGTAGATTTTATTAAGTTAATTAAAACCGATGGTCACCTTGGTGGGTGTGACATACACCCTAACTTAGTTGCTAGTCCCAAGTACAATTTATTTTCAATACAACCTACATTATGTAGTCGTAATAAATTAATAAAAATTTTAGAAAACGTTAATGCTAATTCAATATATGATATTGAATATAACATATCTAAAACCTGTATTGACTTAGGTTTAACAAAATCGTTTATGAGTTCTTGTGACGGGGAAATAAAAAGAGGTAGTGCTCATTACGACTCAAATATTTTCCCATATGTTGCAACCGCAATTAATAAAGGTAGATGGAATTTTATGGAGTATAGTACAGAATTATCTAATATTTTAAATGAATATGGAATTGATAAAAATAAAAGAGGAGTAATATGAAAATAAAATTAATTATTTTTGATTTAGATGGTGTATTAGTTGATGCTAAAAAAATTCATTTTGATGCTCTAAATGAATCATTAGATGATAAATATAAAATTTCATTATCGGAGCATTTGTCAAAATATGATGGGTTAAAGACTAGTGAAAAATTAAAAATGTTAAATCAAGAAAAAGGTTTACCAATAGATTCATTTACTGAAATTTGGGATAAAAAACAAAGTTTGACATTATTAAAATTAAAAAATTTAAAAAAATCAGATAATCTAATAGATTGTCTTAATTATTATTCAAATAAAGGGTACAAATTGGCGTGTTGTAGTAACAGTATTAGAAAAACTGTATTAACTGTATTATCTAAATTAGGTATTATTGAATTTTTTGACTATATAGTATCAAATGAAGATGTTAAAAACAGCAAACCTCACCCCGAAATGTATTGGAAAGCAATTTCAGTTATGAATTGTTTACCTGAAGAAACTTTAATTGTTGAGGATTCTCCATTTGGTCTTTTAGCTGCGACTAGGTCAAAATCAAATATTATGAGAGTCGAGTCGCCTAATGATGTAACAATTGACAATATTAATAAACATCTTAATAATTTAAAAATGGATAATAAACCAAAATGGAAAAACGATAAATTAAACGTATTAATCCCAATGGCAGGTGCTGGAAGTAGATTTGAATCTGCCGGATATACGTTCCCAAAACCATTAATTGACGTTAATGGTAAACCTATGATACAAGTAGTAATTGAAAACTTAAATTTAGAAGCAAATTATATTTTTGTGGTGCAAAAAAAACACAGGGAAAAATACAATTTAGACTCATTATTAAATCTAATAACTCCAAATTGTAAAATAGTTGAGACTGATGGTATTACTGAGGGCGCCGCTTGTACCGCATTATTAGCCAAAGAGTATATTAATAATGAAAATCCTTTATTTTTTGCAAACTCAGACCAATTTGTTGAGTGGGACTCTAACGAATTTATGTATAAAATGCAAGAAACACAGGTTGACGGAGGTATTGTAACATTTGTTGCGACACATCCTAAGTGGTCATTCGCCAAAGTTAATCAAGTTACAGGCTTAGTTGAGGAGGTCGCGGAAAAAAATCCAATATCTGATATTGCAACTGTTGGTTACTACTATTGGAAACACGGTTCAGATTTTGTAAAATATGCGGAAGAAATGATTGAAAAAGATATTCGAGTGAATAATGAATTTTACGTATGTCCAGTATTTAACCAAGCAATAAATGACAATAAAAAAATCAGAACATTTAATGTCAAGTCAATGTGGGGGTTGGGGACTCCGGAAGATTTAAAATATTTTTTAGAAAATTACAAAAATTAATACTATGATACAAATTGACAACTCATATACATTAATGCAAAAAAATGAGTATTTTGCGGGTACAACAAATCATGAGGAACACAATGATAATCCTGATTATTGGGATATTTTATTAGGTGATTTAAAAAATAAAGATAGGTGGTCAGGTAAAAGAGCATTAGATTTTGCATGTGGTAAAGGTCGAAACGTAATTAATATTCATAAATTAAGTGAGTGGGAATACGTTGACGGAGTAGATATTTCACAGTCCAACATTGATTATTGTGTTAGTACTTATACACAATATAATAGTAATTGGTACTGTAATAACGGAATTGATTTACAAGATATCCCTTCAGATAATTATGATTTCGTAATGTCAACAATAGCCTTACAACATATTCCAGTTTATGACATTAGAAAAAACATCATGTTAGAAATTCTTAGAGTATTAAAAAGTGGAGGGATATTTTCTTTTCAAATGGGATACGGTAACGATTTAAAAGATGTTTTTAACCGACCTAGAAGTTCTTATTATGATAACATATATGATGCAAGTAAAACTAATTCAGAATATGATGTTAGAGTCCAAACTGAGAATGAGATAGTTGAGGATTTATCAAACATAGGATTTGTTAACATTTCCACTGAAATTAAAAATTCTTTTTCGGATTCTGGTCACCCTCAATGGATTTATATTAAATGTTATAAAAAATGATTTTAATTTCTCACAGAGGTAATATTATAGGACCTAACAAAAGTAAAGAAAATTCGTTAGACTATATCCAAGACGCTATTAATTTGGGATTAGACGTTGAGGTTGATTTATGGGTGACTGGTAATGATTTGTTTTTAGGTCATGATTATCCACAATACAAAGTAAGTTTTGAATGGTTAAGAAAAAGATACCATTGTTTATGGATACATTGTAAAAATATAGAATCTATATCCTATTTGAAATCAAATATTGTACAATTAAATTATTTTTGGCATGAAAATGATACATTGACATTAACAAGTGAAGGGTATATTTGGTCGTATCCAGGAAAACAACCAATAAAAAATAGTATCGCAGTACTACCGGAATTAAATAATGATGACGTTTCATTATGTTCAGGTATTTGTAGCGATTTTATATTAAATTATAAATAAAAATAAAATGACAAGAAAAAAAACAATTAATAAGGAACCTCAATTATCTACATTTGAGGTTAAACCAAAGGTATCTAAAAAAGAACAAATACTTACAATAGTAAAAAATAAAACAAAAGATAAGTTTTTATCTCAGGGGCAAAAAGACTATTATAATAAATTAGTTAACAATCAAATAACAATCTGCTCCGGTCCCGCAGGTGTTGGTAAAAGTTACATTGCTATGAAATGTGCAGTTGATTTATTATCCGACCCTAAAACACCGTATGAAAAAATTATTATAGTAAGACCTGCGGTTGAAGCGGAAGAAAAACTTGGGTCATTACCCGGTAATTTAGAAGAAAAATTGGACCCGTATATTTTCCCATCGTTTTATTTATTAAACAAAATAATTGGTAAAGAACAAAGAGAAAAACTAAAGCAAATTGAAGTCATAGAGGTATTTGCATTAGCATATATGAGAGGTATGAATATTGACAACTCAATTCTAATATTTGAGGAGGCTCAGAATTCATCACCAAGTCAGATGAAATTACTATTAACACGTATTGGATTTAGTAGTAAATTTTTCATATCAGGTGACATTGAGCAAACCGATAGGTACAAAGATAAAAAACACTCAGGATTATTTGATGCGTTAGATAAATTTAAAGATGTAGATGATATTGCAATTCATGTTTTTGGTGATGAGGACATTGTTCGTAACCCAATAATTTCAAAAATTTTGAAAAAATATGAAAACTAAAGTTGGTATTGATTTAGACGGAGTTTTAAGAGACACATTTTTAAAAATTTCTCAAATATATGAGAAGAATTATTTAGAAGAGTACTCAGATGAATTTTCAGAACCTATTAAAACGTATACTTTAGATGAGTCAGGTAACACTTCACTTAATGAAATTGAAGATAATTTTAAATACGAAATGATTTTTCCTTTAGTTAATTTAGAACTAAAGGAACATTTTAAATTTCCGACTGAGGATGATTTTTATAATTTTTTGTATGAAGATTTTGTAATGCAAATTTTTGGTCATTCCCCGTCTACTGAAATGGACACTTTTGTAGTATTAAATGATTTAATTGAGAGTAATAAAGAAAATTATGAATTTTCTATTTTTTCAAAAGGGGTTGGTAAATCAAAACCCGCATCTCTCTTCTTTATATCAAAATTTGGATGCCTGATTGATTCAGTTATTTTTTATAATAATAACAATTTACAAAAAAAACTTTCTAATTATGATGTAATTATTACATCAAATCCTGAGATAATTAAATTATACCCTGAAAAATGTGTAAAATTTAAAACCTCATACAACCAAGATGTAATTGCAAACTGTGAGATAGACACAATAAAAGATTTAATTAAAAATATTGAGAGCATAAAATATGTTGACCTTATTTAATGAACATTACTACTTAGACATCAAGGAAATTGAGTCTCAAGTAAATTTAGCCCCGACTACTGATGAATCGGGAAAAACTGAACAACATATTTCTGTTGTAAAATACGAAATGATTAAAACAATGATTGATGTTTTAATTACTGAAAGAGACGAAGCGGATGAGGCTCTTGGGCCTAAAACCGCAGTTAGTATTCCATATAAAATTGCTTGGAATACATTACTTAATATAGGTATATTAAAAAAATATTAATAAAAAAATAAATATGGAACAAACAAATTTAGAAAAATTACAAACGTCTGTTGAGAATCTTAGAAATAAATTATCAAGAATTTATTTCTTTGTTCAAGACACAAAAGGTAATGCTAAAGCATCTGTGTCGTACACTTATAAAATGGCGTTAACTTTAAAAAATAATGGATTTAATCCAATTATATTACACGAACAAAAAGATTATGCCGGAGTATCGGAATGGTTAGGTTCTGAGTATATGGAACTACCTCATGTTTCTGTCGAAGGTCAACAACTTGAAATATCTCCTGAGGATTTTATTATTATTCCTGAAATTTTTGGGTACATTATGCCTCAAATTACAAAATTACCCTGTGCTAAAATTGTATTATGTCAATCTGCAGATTGGGTTACAGAAACATTATCTCCAGGACAATCGTGGTCGTCATTAGGATTTCCTAAGTGTATAACAACTAGTGAGTGGTTAAAAGAATATGTTTCACCAATTATGAAAAATGTGTCATTTGACGTTATTGAACCTGTCATTTCTGATAAATTTAACCAATCAAAATTTCCATCAAAACCAATCGTAGCCGTACATTCGAGAGAACAGAGAGATGGTATTAATTTCATTAAAAAGTTTTATTTAAAATTCCCACAATTTAGATGGGTTACTTTTAGAGATATGAGAGGTTTATCTGAGGATGAATTTTCAAATACTTTAAAAGAATCGTGTGTATCAGTTTGGATTGATAACCAAAGCTCATTTGGAACATTCCCATTAGAGTCTATGGCATCTAACTGTCCTGTTATTGGTGTTGTACCAAGTATAACTCCAGGGTGGTTAAATCAAGATAATGGTATTTGGGTTACTGAGTCTGATAAATTAATTGACTATACTGCAGACTATATCCAAAATTGGATTGAGGATAATATTTCTGAAAAATTATACTCAAATGGGGTTGAAACTTCAAAACAGTACCAAGATTTGAATAAGTTTAAAAATTCAGTGACTGAACTTTTTGAAAAATATTTAAAATCTCGTGAAGAGTATTTTTCACAACAAATTAATAAATTTAAAGTAGAAGCATAATATGGAAAATAATTTTGACTTAACAGTAATATTACCGATTAAATCGGCAGTGGCCTCTTTTTTCACTGAATATTTTGAGAAAGCCATCCAATCAATACAAAATCAAGAAACTCAACCATCTGAATTAATAATTGTACATACACCTGAAACAATTTTAGTTGACCACTTAAACTCTTTTGACTTTGGTTCATTAAATGTTAGAAAAATTCAATGGGATTTAGACCCAAATTTTTGTGAACAAGTTAATTTAGGAGTTGCTGAGTCTAAAACAAAATGGGTATCAATTTTAGAGTTTGATGATGAGTATTCTAAGATATGGTTCAGAAATGTTGAAAAATATTCGAACGTTTATGAGGATGTTGATTGTTTTTTACCAATAGTTGTTGATGTTGATGATAAAGGAGTTTTTGCAGGGTTTACGAATGAAGCAACTTTTGCAGCCAACTTTAGTCAAGAAATGGGTTACTTAACAAACGAAACCTTACATAACTACCAAAATTTTCAAACATCTGGAATGGTAATTAAAAAAGACACATTTATTGATTTTGGAGGATTAAAACCATCAATGAAATTAACTTTTGTGTATGAGTTATTCCTTCGTCTAACATATAATTCAGTTAAAATAATGACAATACCTAAATTAGGTTACAAACACATGAATCTTAGACCAGGTGGTATTTTTTGGAATTATAAAAATGGTGAAAATATTTTATCGGAAGATGAGGTCAAGTTTTGGATTAACTCAGCAAAAAAAGAATATTTCTTTGTCGAGGATAGGAACATAAAATACGAACCACAAGAAGTTTAATGATTAATGATTATTCAGGACAAACAACAATAATCATTCAAAAGGGTAAAAAAAGTAAGTCTGAAAATGAAAATTACTTTGACCAAAGAGAAGAGATGGCGGTTAGAATGTTTTTAACCGCCTCTACTTTTGATGAAAAAAACAAAATTTATAATGATTATTTAAGGCACCCTTTAGATAAAATGATATCTTCAATTATTAGAAGGTACAAACTTTATCGTAAGGATATGGATTTTTATGAAATTCATACAGATACCCATTCATTTTTGATGACTAAAATTGAAAAATTTAGTCCTTCTAAAGAAAAAAAGGCTTATTCATATTTTGGGACAATATGTAAGAATTATTTAATGGGACAAATTCTTAAAGACCAAAAAGAACAAAATAGAAAAATTTCATATGAGGATATTTCAAGTGATTTAGAAAATAATCCAAATATGGTTTATTATATAGATGAAGAGGAGGACAATAAAGAAAATATCTTAATTAAATTATTAGAAATAGTTAAAGAAAAATCAAATGAGTTCCATGAAACAACAAATGAATATAAATTAGGAGTTGCTCTGTGTGATATTTTAGAGAATTATAAACAAATTTTTCAAACTTCTGACAATAATAAATTTAATAAAAATCTAATTTTATTGTCTTTAAGAGAAATGACAAATCTCTCAACCAAAGAAATCAGAACAAGTATGAAAAAATATAAAATACTTTATGATAATATAATTAAAACCGAAGAGGAATAATAAAATTTGTGATTTTATATTTATCTATATGACAAAACCAAGAAAAAAAGAAATAAATTTTACTAAAGATTCATTACAAGCGTTAATGCAAGAAATATATAATGAATTAGTAGAACAAAGGTCCACAGCACTTAGGATTCAAAATAAAATGATTTCTATGATGAAAGAACCTGAAGATATGACTTTAATTGGTCCTGTCATTGAAAAACAACAAAAAATAATTAATGAGTGTGTTGAAAAAAAATTAAGTCTGTCAAAACTTCAAGCCAATATATGGGAAAAAAATTCTCAAACAGAATCATTCAGTTTATCAGAATTTGATGACGAGGTACTAAAAGGTTTAATTGAAAAAGACATTGATTCCGATACAAATATTAATTTAAAATTGTAATGGTTATAGATTTAGAAGATAGTTACGAAAATTTAAAATCAGAGATTGGTGCCGTAAAATCTTACACGGAGGCCAAAACTTCTTTGCAAGAGTCATTAAAAAATCAAGGAGATAATTTTGAGTCCCTTTTATCTCAAGGTCAAACTAGTTTAGAAGAATTGAAAAGAAATGCTGAAAAAATTAGGCAAGACACAAAAAATCAACTATCACAATTGTTTGATATTAATACCTTAACTAAAGGTAAAGGAAAAAACACCACAAATTATTTAAAAAATAAATTTATTCAGACAATTGAAAAAAAGAAACCTGAAATAAATAACATTATAATTCAGGAAATTGTTAACGCAATTAATTGTGACTCTGAACAACAATTTATATCAAATCAACCAATTTATATTAATATAAATTCAATAGATTTTTTTAAACAGTTACAAATTGACCCGAACACAAAAAAAGGTAAAATTTACTACGAAAAAAAAAGTTTTAACGCTTCAGACACTAAAAAAAGTTTAAATAAAGAATTATATAGAAGGACCCAAAATCCTAATGAATCTTTTCAAGATTCACCCGAAAATCAAGGATTATTATATAAAGGTGCGTCAGGACAGGATTTGTTCAATATTACGTTTGTCGAAACCGACGGTCAAGGGAATAGTGGTCAATTTTTTAAAGTAGAATTGTCTAATAGATTACAAGATGGCTCAGGACCAGTTGCAAATAGAGTTTCAAGTTTTGTAGTCGATTATTATAAAAGTATTGATATAATTGAAACTCACCTATATGCGGGTAAAATTACAGACTTATTAACAGGGTCATTATCAGTACAGGCAGGTACTCAAACATTAGAGGCAAGTCTTAAAATGGACAAGTTTTTAAAACGAATTTTAGGTTTATGTTTTGATTCCGCAACTGAAATAGACGTTCAAGGGTCTTCAAAAATTCCAGAATTAGACGGGATTGAAGAGGATTTTTTTGAATTAACATCATTAAATCAAAGACAAATTGAAGAAGAAAGGACTAAATTTTTAAATGGAGTTATTGAGTTGTCTGATTGTGATAATGTACAATTACCGATTAACACTGATTTAATATTTCAAAATTTAGAACAAATACTAAGTGGTACCACTAAGACTGATGAGATTGAAATGGTACAAAATATACCTGACTCAATATTAAGTGGTTTAGAAAAAGATGAGTATTTACGTCTTTCTGCTAATTTACCGGCATATCAAATAAGTCTGAATACTAATTTTTTAAAAAATTTACCAATAGGTTTAGTAATGTCTATTTTATCTCCAAAAGTAATACTACCATTAATGATTATGATTAAATCATTAACGCAAAGTGTTGGTGAGAATATTGATTATGCAATTGATAACGTTCAGGATTTTTTTAAAAAATTTAAAAAGTTTACAATAAATTTAGTTTCAAAAATTGTTGCAATATTTGTTAAAGAATTGTTTGAACAAATTAAAAAAGACATATTTGAATTACTACAAGTAATTGTAAAGGATTTGGCGAAAGAAAAGGCTTCAGTAAAACTAATAATGATTACAAAATTAGTTCAATTACTAATTGTAGTCGCCAATTTTATATCTGATTATAGACAATGTAAATCAGTAATTGATGAGTTACTTAAATTATTTAGAATTGCAACAACAGGTTTGGGTAGTTCAATACCTTTACCTTTATTGTTTGCGGCACAAGCTTTAGACGGTTATTCTTACACAAGAGCCTTTTTAAATACATTAGAAGAATTACAAAAATTAGGTATACCTACAGGTTCATTACCAAGTGGGGCACCAAATAAATTTGTTTTAGCAAAATTAGCACAAATGAAATCTATGGCGGAAGAAGAAGCCGCAAATGGTAAAGTACAAATAGCCATCCCCGCACTTGCAGTCGCAGCTCTCGGGGGAGGTACTACAATTCCCTCATCAGCATATGGTAAAAAGTTTTAAATATGATACAGACAGATAAAAATTCAGAAAAAATACTTGAAATAATTAAAGATTATAAAAATAAAAGTAATAAGGATTTAGAGGTTGCAATGGATTTTTTACAGGAGAATTTTGAGACGACTAAACAGATTATTTTAAAGATGACAAATCATTTTGATGAAGTAGAATTATTATATAATAAAATTTTAGAAGAATACCAAAATAGAAATGGTAAATAAAAAAATAATAAAATTAGGTAAGATACTAGATGTTGATGGTTCGTCCCAACCAGGTACTCTCAAAATAAGAGCGTACCCTCAAGGAATTGATGAGGCGGCATTAAATGCAACATCGTTTACAAAATGGGCTGAAAATGACCCATACGTATTTGTATCATTATTACCTATTTTTTTCAATCAGGCACCTAAAGAAGGTGAGACTGTTTTATTATTTTACGCGAACCCATTTGAAAATACTTTTCAAGACCAATATTGGATACAGTTTTCACCGTCAAACATATTAAACATCGGTGGTGAAACATATGAACAAACATTATCAAATACAGGTCAAGGGGATAATATAGCACAGTCAAAAGCGTTAGTTGGTCCTTCATCTAATACAAAAGGTAAACAATTTAATTATGGTTCTCCAAAATTAATTAACCAAAATATTGAGGGGGTATTTCCAAAGAATTCTGAGGTGGCAGTAATGGGTAGAGGAACTTCAGATGTAGTCTTAGGTGAAAATAGTTTGTTATTAAGAGCGGGTAAAGTATATGAATTTGTACCCAATCAAATACCTAAAAGAAATTTTAATAGGGCCTTTGTAAATTTATCACATTTTAAAGAAAAAATCACAACTAATCTTGAACCTACAGTTTTTTTATACAATCAAACTGATTCTATTCCTGTTAAAAAATTGATTATATATGATGTAGATAATTTAGAAAGTAACCCTAATCAACCAGTTAACGGTACATTTAGTGGTAGTATAACAATATATGAATTATTAGACAACGAAAAAACTTTATCTAATAATATAACCCAAGACACTGATTTTTCAGACTCAATTGGTTCTACATTATTTGAGTATAAATTTAATACGTTAACACTTTTATCTGCAACAACTCTTATAAATTTATTTTTAGAAAAATCTTTTGGTGATTTAGGATTAATTAATATCCCACCAATGCCCAATTACCAAATTAAAGAACCAAGATATCCATCGTTTTTTTGTTTTGGTCCTAAAATTTCAAGTGGGTTGAGAAGTTCAAATCCTATAATAAGTAAAAATTCAAATGATTTTAAAAACTTTGTTAAATATTTTACCACATCTGAATCTTCAATTGTCTATGGTAAAAATTTACTAATACAACCACCAAGACCAAGGAAAGAAGTTGTGTATGAAAAACAAGTTGAAAAAATAGATGAGACTTACGCAACACTTGGGGCGAATACTATATTTTTATTAAGTCATGTACAATCAATAGGTACTGAAAAGGTGAATTTAAATAGTACTATAGACTCTTTAGATATACAAGATTTAGAATCATTTGTTGACAAAACCAACTCTTCAGTTAGAGGTGAAAAATTATTAGATTTACTTGATTTAATAGTTGATTTTGTAACTGACCACGTGCATAATCCGAATGAGTCTCCTGATGAAGGACCATATGGTACTAGAAAATTAACAAAGCAAAAATTAAGAGACGCATTAGCGGATGCTAGAAATACTGTTTTAAACCAAAATATTCGTATTAATTGATATTTATTAATAAACCATTTATAAATGTCAGTTCATAAATCTTATTTTAGCAAGAATAATACATTATTATATAACAGTTATATAAATACAGGAAGAAATCCTGTTACACAACTTTATTTTGGACCTACTTCTGAATCATTTACAAACACGTCTTATTCTAGATTTATATTTAGTTTAGATTTAAGTAATTTAATTGGTAAATATAATAACGGAATAATATCAACTGATTGTAACTCACAAATTACTCATACACTGAGAATGACTAATACCTCATCATTTGATGAAGAATTACTTAATACGAAGGATTCTGAAGGGGTAAAAAGAGCAACGTCATTTGACTTAATTTTATTTAGAATACCTCCAACATACGATACTAACAATAATTTTGTAAATTGGGATGAAGGTGTTGGATACGATTATTACCCAACAAATAAGACATCTAATACTCCAACAGGAGTTTTAACTCCAAGTGAGGAAATAAATGATAAATCATTTTCTGAAAGACCTTCAAATTGGTATAATTTAACAACAACTACTCCATGGGTAACTCCAGGAATATACGACAATACTAATTCTGCAACAGGTAATGGTATTAATTATTCGGCAATCACAATTGTTGATACTCAACATTTTCAGTTTGGTAATGAAGATATTGAATTTGATATGACTTCAGAGATAAATGCAATATTAAACGGTGCTCAAATTGCGGGTTGGGGGATTGCATTTTTACCAAGTTTAGAAACATTAACAGGATTAACTGAAAATTATGTGGTTGGTTTTTTTACAAGACACACTCAAACATTTTACGAACCTTATTTGGAAACAACATATAATGATTTAATTGAAGATGATAGAAATTCTTTTTACGGTAATACCACAAACAATTTATACTTATACTCATATATTAATGGTGATTTTACAAATTTAGACAACACCCCATTAGTTGACATTGTAAGTAATACAGGTACGGTTTTATTTCAAGATTTATCCACCTGCTTGGTTACAAAAGGAGTGTATAAAGTAGAAATCCCATCAATTACAATTAACAACCCATGTACATATAATGATGTTTGGAAAAATTTAGAGTACAATAATAATATACTACCCTCAATTACTAACGACTTTGTTGCCTTACCATTTGCGCAATCTTTTCAAGTAGGAATACAGAGTAAAGACCCTGATTTGTTTGGATTTGATTTTTACGGAATTAAACAAGATGAGAAAATATTAAACACCGACATAAGAAAAGTTGGAGTAATAATCAAAAAGGCATATTCAACGAACGAACTTTTACAAAAAGTTAACGCATATTATAGAATATATGTCAGAGAAGGTCAAACAGAAGTTCAAGTACAAGATTGGACCCAAATTAACCGAACTCCAAATGAATATTATTTTATTTTCGACACTAGAGATAAGATACCAAATGAATATTTTGTAGATATTAAGGTGTTAACATCAGGTGAAGTGGATACTTATAAAAGAACATTAAAGTTTCAAATAGTTAATAAAAAATGAAGAAGTTAATATTAAAAGAATCTCAATTAAAATTCATAATTGATAACTTTTTAAATGAGGGTATGGAAGAAATTGACGCAATACTTGATAAGATTAATTCTTCAGGTATGAAATCGTTAACAGACAAAGAAAAAAACTATTTAGACCATTATTCATTAACTAATGAATTTTTAGATGATGAAGAATTAACATCATCAAAAGAATTAGTTCAGACAGGTGAAGTTTGGAATTTTGACGGAGCACCAGGAATACCAAAAATGTCATTCAAATATGAAGTAACCGAACAAAGATTGGATGAGATTATTCATTCAGGATACTTTACAATAGGTAGTGACGAATTTTACGGTGAAATATACTGTACATCTGATGGGGATTATTCGGTATGTAATTTTGAATCCGAAGAAGGTGAAAACTTATTTGAAAAATATGAAGGATTAGAAAGAGAAATTGAATCTTTCTTATCTATAATTTGTGACCAATTAAAAGAAGAATTAAAAGGGTAATATGGAAAAATTAATTAAAAAAATTTTAAAAGAAGAATCTGAAAGATATATGTTTTTCAGTAATTTAGAACAGATGAGAAGACAATGTGGACTATTGTTGGATTTAGACCATAAAATGGTTGAGGAAATATTATCAAACGGTCACGATTGGGCTCAGGACCATATTGCCGAGGCAAAAAACAATATGGACCAAGTATTTGATTTTTTAATGAATGAAACTAAAAGTGGTGATATGTGGAAATCTGAAGAGGTTATGGAAGATGACAATATTATTGATGATTTAGCGATGACTGAAAAAAATCCTGACCAAGCATTGTCAATGTACCAAATGAATGAAGGTCGTAAAAAGTCAGGAACAAAATTATGTTCTCGTGGTAAATCCGCGGCAAAGTCAAAGTTTAAAGTTTACCCAAGTGCCTACGCTAACGGTTACGCAGTACAAGTGTGTAAAGGTAGAATGCCAGGATTAGACGGTAAGAAAAAATGTTCACCACCTTATTGTTAAAATAAAATTTTTGTTATATCTTTGTAGACATAAACAAATAAACCATGTCACTTAAAAGATTAATTGCTCGTTACAAAATTTTCGTTAGAAATGTAGGTGAAACCGAACTAAGAAAGTTACAAAGAACACGTATTAACCAATGTACCGCAATCTGTAGAAGATTAATTCATAATCCAAATTCAGAATTGTTAATTGCCCCAATCTCAAGAAAAAAATACATTAAGAACGAACAATATGGTATTTTTATCACTATGGAAGAAGGTGAAGTAACAATCACTAACCATACTTACAGTTACTTTATCAAATTACCTGACATAGATTGGTCAAAATTGAAGGATTTCTTTAAAAAGGAGATGGAGGAAAGAGCTTTACAAATGGAGAAAGATTTGGACATTCAAATTAAACATTCTTTAGAGACTATCTATTCTAAAATTTGTAATTAATTACTCAAAAACCACTTTTTCAATCTTTGGATTTTTTTTGATGAAGTGTTTAGTAACCGCTCCTGATATCGCATTTGCAAAATTTTCAGATTCGCCACCAACATCTCTTCTATCTTTAAAATTTATGTGTTCTCTATCAAACGCATGTCCCCATTCGTGTGATAAAGTTCTTAACATATCCGCGAGTAATCTATTTTTAATTAAAACTTTAATTCTGTGTTCACTGTTTTTATAAGAACCTGTTGTCATTTTACCAATTCTTTCATTTAATAATGATATATTTATTTCACCTGAAAGTGGCATTATTTTTTGTAATAAAGTAATAAATTCACCAAGAACTTTTAATTCTTTATTAGTTAAAGTCTTTTTGGGGTATTTTAAACAAACTTTCATTTTATTTTAATAAATATTTTGTACAACGGGAATTTTAATGTAACTTTACAATATAAACTTAAATATTTATGAATATGAAATCATCTATCAAATTTTTATTTGTTCTATTATCAGTAATATTTTTATCTTCTTGTGTTACAAATAAAAAATGTTGTAAAAACACAAAAACTTGTGTAATTCAAAAACAAGAGGCACACTCCGATGATTGGTATTCTCAACAAACATTGGCAAGACACCTTAAAACATTACCTAAAAGTGAATTTGACAAGTTTGTTGGACTATACTTTGTGAGTGACGAAGATTTACAAAAATTAGATTCTTTAACAACAAAATAGTATTATTTTGTTGGTTTGACTGAAACAAGATTATTTGTTTTTGCAAAAGTATCTGATGAATCGTTATCTTTATTAAAGGAAACTCCACAATAATATTTTCTATTTAAATGATAAGTCTTTAAGAAATTAAAACTTGATGCGTTTTTAAAACCTCTTTGTTCAAGAACTTTTGATAATTCAGGATTTTCAATTTTAATTGTTGTAAATTTTTGTTGTCCCGATTCTTGTTGATACGCCTCCATACTCGTTTTATCAAACACAAAAGTTGTTTCTTGTTTATTTCCAACCTGATTTGTAGATTTATTTACAAATTTTAAATTTTTAAATTGGATACCTGGTGAATTTGGGTTATCGGGCTCCATACATGAAAGAGTTATTGGTAACGTGGTTTCTTCGTTAAGGTAATGTACTAAATTTTTTAATTGTGACTCGGTTATTTTAATTTTTTTTGACATATTTTCATTTGTTTTATGGGAAACCATTTTTGGTTTGTTTCCTGTACCTGATTTAGGGTGTGTTTTTTCAGCTCTTCTTTTTTGTTGACACGCATTTCTTTTTGCAGAGTCTGACATTTTACCTGCAACTCCCGCAGCTCGACATTTAGGATACGCTCGGTCTGTTGCCTTTGGTCTACCACAAGGTGGGTGTTTACCATCAACTTTTTTACAAATATTTACCCAAGGACCTTTGGGTTGTTTACTACCTTTTGGTTTCTTTTTCTTACCAAACCAAACCGCTAAATCTTCACTAACAACGTCTTTATTTTCTTTGGGTGTTATTAATTTTTTTATTTTACCTTTTTTTGGATGGTCCTTTTCAACGTGACCACTATGTTTAAATTTTATTTTACCTTGTAGTTCTTTTTTAATGACTTTTTCATTATGGTCATGTGAAGAGTGATTTATAAATGGTGCAACTAAATGTTCGTCCCATTCCATATTTCCAAAAGTTAATGGGGGATTATATTCTCCACCATATCCGGAAGTCGCCTCTTTTATATCTCCTGAAAAATCATTTAATATGTCCCCATCATCGTCATTTTGAGTTGGGTGTTCTTCATAATACTTAGATATCTTTTCAGATACTTTTTCTTTTTCTGCTGCATTTTTGGTGTCAATATTACCGTCTAATGCATCAACATATAATTCCGCATTATCGTACCCATTAAGTTTTTCAGTAAACGCACCAAGTTGTTTTTTCTTCCATATTCTTAATCCAGGACTTAATGGTATATTATAAAACCCTGAAGCTGAAGCCGAACTAGTCTCTTTAATTATTTCTCTAATTTTTTTTATTAGGTGGGTTTCTTTCATTTTTAATAATGTTATTATTTATATAAATATATCGTCTATGGATAATACTCATGAAGAAAAAATACTTAATCAAACTATCTTTGAAACAATTAATTATAATCCAAACGAAGATTTATCTCCATTAATATCAAATTTATCAGACACTCAAAAAAAAGATTTGATTAGACGTATATTAAATTATTCCTATAAACAAGGTATTTATAGTTTATCGGAGGCAGAATTCATTTCTGTACTGATTAGATATTTATAAATAATGGGAAAGTTGATTATTTCTGAATCTGAAAAAAATGATATTTTAAAAAAATATGGTTTGTTAATTGAAAAAGTTAACAAAGATTTACCTTCTGATATAAAATCTGCTTTATCCCGTGTTGAATCAAAATACAATGTTACAATTACTGATTCTAACGTTAATGATGAATTAAAACAAGAAGGTCAATATTACGAAGATAACGGTGGTGAAGATTCGACGGCGAGAAAACAAATTAATAAATTAATTAGTAAACTCAAACAGACTTTCCCAAATGTAAATAAAGGTGTTGTTTCGTCATATAGAAGTTATGATAAACAGGTTGATACTTTTGGTGGTAAAATTGTGAGAGATGGTGGTGTTAGTAAAAGACAAAGATATTCTGCGTTACCTGGATTCTCACAACACCACACAGGTAAAACTTTTGATATTATAAGTGTTGAACCTAGTTGGTGGAACCAAAATTCTGATGTTAAGAAATGGGTTGCTGACAACTGTGGTAAATTTGGATTTAAAGTATCATACCCATCTGATGGGGTTTTACGTAAAGCTGAACCTTGGCATTTATATTATGTTGGAGGAGAATCTTCAGGTACCCAAGTAAAAGACAAAATTCCTGATTCAAAAATTGATGATTATTATAAGAGTGATAAGGTTGACCCTAAACTTGAAAAAGAAACAGTTAAACAATTTAAAAAGTCAGGATGTCAACCTACAAAGTCTTACTCACAGTCTCCGACTTTAGAACAAATTAAAAAAGGTGATGTGGTAATGAGAATTGGTCATATGGGTTCACCAGTGACCGAAATTCAAAACATTCTTAACAGATTGAACTACGACTTAGGTAAGTGTGGTGTTGATGGTTTATTTGGTCCTAAAACTAAAAAGGCTTTAGAGACTTTCCAAGAAGACCAATCACTAACCGTATCGTCATCAGTTGACAATAAAACATTAGAAAGATTACTTGACCCTAAAAAGGTTCAATCCAAACCATCTCAAACTAATTCAGAAATAACTGGTGATAACGAATATGTAATTATTAAGTCAGATTCATATAAAGGAAATCAAGTACACGTTTTATTTGGTGGAGCTCACACTTCAGGATATTCTAAAGGTACTGCAAATCGTTCGGCAATGGAGAAATACATACCTTATTTAAAACCTTACAGTAATAATAAGATAATTGTAATTACTCACCATTATAATAATTTAAATAACGTAAAGAAATACGTAAAAGAAAAATTTGGAGGAGTAGTATCATCAATCGCAGGATTTTCACAAGGTGGGAGAGAAACTTGGAATTATGCTCAAGATGGGAATTTAAAATTAGTTGGTCTAATTGGCACATATGAATTTTGCAATTCTTAAATACTTTTATGAAAAATTTGGAGATAAGATATGAAAATAAAAATAACTGAAGAACAATTAAAAAAAATTGTTAATTCTAAAATTAACGAGCAAGAAGATATTGAACCAACTCAAGATAGTTTTATAAAGGCAATATTAGATAGAGTTAAACAAAGAGTAAGTGGTAAATTTACAAAAAAAGACGATAAGGATAGTAAAGACACTTCAATCACCCCAGATGAACCTAATTTAGATAATTCGTTTGGTACCGTCTCAGGTGATTTTAAAAAAATGACTGAGTTAGTTATCGATAAATTAGAAGGAGGATATTATAATCCACAATGGCACAAGTCATCAGGTATGGGAGACTCAGGTGAGACTATGTTTGGAATTGATAGAAAACATGGTGGTACCTTAAACACAAGTACCGCAGGGGTTGAGTTTTGGGATACTATTGATAAAAATAAAAATAGAAAAATTTGGAAACATTATTTTAGAGGAGGAAATTTAGAACAAAGACTAAAAGATTTGGTTGTAAAAATAATGGAGCCGCATTTTAATAAGTTATTTGAAAAATACTTATCTCCTGAATCTCAAAAAATTGTCAAAAAAAGTAATGGATTATTATTTCATTTTATATATGCGTCTTGGAATGGTTCTGGATTTTTTCAAAAATTTGCGAACGCAATAAATAAAGAAGTTGAACAAGGTAATACATCAATTCCTGAACTTAAAAAAGTTGCGATACAGTCAAGAAGAAACAGTGCGGTGTCAAGAAGTGCATCTAAAATTGAGGGTATTATGAATAGTTTATCTTAAAAAAATTAAATAAAAAATTTAAGGGACTTTTGTCCCTTTTTTTATGCTCATGTTAGAGTTTAGTATAATAAAAAAGGTCAGATTTCTCTGACCTTTTTATATTCACATTAGATAAGATTATCTAAGTTCTTGTAAGTCGAATGTACGTACTCCGTCAACTGTGATACGTCCGTAGAAACGGTTGTTAACCATCTTCTTAGCGTAACGTGTCATGATACCTTTGATAGGTGTAAAGTTGAATGGGTTGTACATAGTTGGAGTCAACTGAAGTGGTACGTATGGAGCGTAGATGTATCCAGTATCCAATAAAGATGTACCTTTATGTCCAATCAACACTTGGTTTGCTGGGAAGTATGGGTCACGATAAACTTGGTAACGACCAGCTAAAGTACCTACTCTTTCAATA